ACGTCATCACATGTACCAAGAACAACACAATGATTCATATATGGTTCAGATTCACCATACTTCATGAACGTTGAACCAATAAAAGTTACTTTATCACCTTCAAGTGGTGGAAATATCAGCGTGATTACTTCATTGGATAGTTGGATTTTTTCTTCACGGTCGTATTTATCGCTAAGTAATATGTCGATAATTGTTGATTTTTTATTTGCTTTTACTTTTTTTTCGTAATGTTTATGGGTGTAACCACCTTCACCGTTATCGTTTTGTACCATCTCGTCACTGTCTCCACCAACACCTTGAGCTTGGTAATCTTGGTTAATTTTGTCAAATAAACGATCTATTTGAAGTATTTTCGAATTTTCTCCATTCGAAAGGTCATCTTTTGCCTTCTCGATTGGAATTTTTGAAAGGACTCCAATCTTATCTTGAATAAACTCTTTGTTTACTTTTGATTTTGGATAAACTAAATCTACGTCATCAAATTTACCAAACCCAAAAGCAGCCATTACGCATTTAGTCAATAATGTCAAGCTATTATTCTTATCCAAGAAACGTAATTGCTGTAGAAACGCATCAACCAAATTAGTTGCAAATCGCTTATATGTTTTAACCGGTATAGGAAAATCACCATGACTACTGCTTGCTTCAATATCAAAACTACATATTTTGAATGGAACACGGGTTTCTTTCTCAGGCATAGGAGTCAAATCTTTTAGAGAACATTTATATTCATATTTGCATGTAGTCGTAGAAACTGGTGGTTTAATCATTCGTGATGTATTAAATGATATCCACCCAGAAGGACTTACAGAATTGACATGAAAATACCTTAATAAAGGTGGTATGTTACTCTCATATAATTCAATCTCTAATTTCTTGAATACTAAGTTTGTACGTTTACGGATATTTTCACCAGTTCGTTTATCGACCACGTAGTCAAACCATAAATTCTTGGTTTTATTCATACTTGTAGTATTCTTGAATACCAACTTGATAAATTTATGCTTTCCGCCTCCAGAGAATCCATATAGTTTATGATGGTGTACTAATGTTGCTGATATAATAGAATCTTGAAACATCTTTCCTACCTTTTTCTTCAACTCATCTACAAAACAACGTTTATCGTATTCCGTCCAATCATCGCCTACCTTTACGAAGAAGAAGGGATTATAATCTTCAACATATAAGCAGCATGTCTCTCCTTTTTCATTTACACCGAACATTTGAATGATGAATGATTTTTCGTCTTTGATAGGTTTATAATTACCACCAGAATCATCACTATCATCGTCATCTATAGATACACCTTTGTCTTCATCATACACATTGAAATCGAATAAACGAAATGATTTACGAATACCCATCTTTTTCACTGTTTTCGATGACATTGTTGTTTACTAATAAAATATACCGTTTGGTTTTAGATTTTTTTGATTAAATATGTTTTGTATAAGAAATTCAATTTTACATAATTCGCATGGTATCATGTAAAATATCTATCGTCGTTTTGATCTAATACTTCTATTTACTGCTCTAATTTTAGATTTGACATATCCACCTTTATGAGATTTGGCCCATTTTATCATTTCAGATGCGGTTCTACTGCCACCATAGTAATCCGTATGCCCGTTATGTACTTTAAACATTGTTGGGTATCCCATAATTTCAATATGTTCTCCTTTCAACTTATTATCTTCAATGTCTCTAATCTTTGTGTCTTTATCAAAATCAGAATCTTCTATCTCAATAGTTTCAATATCCATACCTAACCTGTTTTTCATTTCATTCCATTCTGGTTTCATTGTTTGGCAATGGGGACACCAATTAGCATATACTAAAACAATTGTACTTTCGTCTTTGGTTTTCTTTTTATTCGATTTCTTTGCTTTCTTTGTTTTATTCTCCTTCTTTTTTGCTGGTGTAGCCTTTGTATTTTTAGTGGATTTCTTTTTAGATGTTGTATTTTTAGCTGGTGCCATTATATATTAACAATAGAAAAAAACAGTTGAAACTCATTCTTTTCCTAATATATATTATAATAATTATGAAAAATACAAAACTATTCGTCATACTTTTCTTATTGATAGTATTTGTTCTTGGACTATTTGCTACTATGTATTTTAATCCATCTAATACAATTGAAAAAAAATATATTGAGAACATGGAACAACAACAATCCGGATGTCCTGACATGTTAGTAAAAAAAGGACAATCTTTAGCACTTTATAATACAAAACAACCGGTTATGGAAGGAAAGAACCCTATTTTATTCCAGAGTTTAGATGATTATATTGAGTTTGTACGCATTCAAGAAAAGAACGGAATTAACTGCCCTATTCTATATTTACAAGAAGAAGTAAATACACAAGGTGAGAACGTTTATCGTATGCGTCCAAGTCCTTTTGATATGCAAGGTGGATTACCAACCACAACTCCCGAAGTGGTTGAAATATCAGATGCTAATCGCATGAATTTCCCATATAACGAGAACAATTACCCCGGATTTGACCCAGAAGGTCAATATGTAGGCATTTATACCAATTTAGACGCCATACATGATTCTACTAAACAATCCAGTAATAGCGATAATCCAATGGATCCTAACTGGGGAGGCGTAGAATATACCAGGAAGGCAGTAAAATCGGGTAAATATGAAGATAGAGAAATTACAAAACCCATATTTGGTAGAACTGTAAATACATCACTCGTTCATGAATTACCATCTAATGTAGAGAAACCAATCGATATTCTTTAATTGTATGTTTTCATAGAGAACATAAACATACAATTAGTCTGTGGAAATATCAGCTTCCATTTCAGTTACCGGTTTAGTATACAATAAATACTGTCGTATATTTTCCAGGGAAGATTTACTAATTTTACGATCTTTTCCATTGGAAGTTGCGGTGAATGTATCAATACAATGTGGATTTGATTGTAACTCTTGCATGAAATGATTGAACGATGTAAAATTACTCATAATAGCCATAGCGGTTACCGAACTAATGCCGGGAATCTGACATAGTACAATTTCACCAATGTTCTCGGGCGTAACGTTTTCTTTCTTTACCTTCTTTACGACAGAACAATAATTACTACCACTTGGTTCTTCTTTGGGTGTATCATTTGTATCTTCTTGGTCTCTGAGACGTAATGTACCCGCAAAACTCTGTGTTAAGTAATATGGAATCCGCCCTTTTCCAAATTCTCGTTCTATCTTATCCGCTGTAAAAATTAACCATTCTGCGGTTTCATCAACAGTTGACGTTTTATATAAGCTAAATCCTTTGAAAAAATGTAAAGATGTCATTGAAGAATACACTATTTTCTTCTCGAGTGGGGTTCTCAATTGTGAAAATAAACCTTCTAATAAATATACTACAGAATGCAAGGGATAACCAGATGAATGTATTAGTCTGTATGATTGTTCTTCGTATCTACCATCTTTAATTGATGATAATAAATCTGTATAGGTTTTACGCTCTATTAGCATAACCTTTTTACCTTCATCCGTTTCAATAAGTATATCACCAAGTGGAAGTACACGTTTCTCTAAAATAGAAAATGATGGAGTTTTTAAACTACTAAGTCTTGCGTCTAATCTATCGTATAATGCGCGTTCGCGTTCATCGACAATTATCTTCATGATAAGAATATAATAAGTGTATAAGAATTATTATATTGTTTTACAAAATGTTATTTAACGCCAGACCATTGGGCTGACACCGATAGGACGAGATACCTTAACATTGGGGTTAGCAGTATCCTTAACCTTCTTTAATCCGTAACTTGCGAAACGAACGCCTAAAGCAGATCCTCCACCAATGTGAATTGCTGCGTATGCGTCTTTTCCAACTTGATGAGGAAGTCCAGCTTTCTTACTTCCACCTTGAGAATTTTGATTTGTAATACTGGCTATAGCCGACACTCTTTTAGTAGCACTTAATACCATAATTATATATTTACTAAATATTTTTATTTGTTATTTATTAAATATACGATAAACGCATCCGATTATTTATATAGCGGCGGTATATGCGTCAAGATTTGCTTGAGCGTCAGTTACCTTACCTTGTTCGGTAGTAACATTATTTGCGGCAATGCCTGCTGCGGTAACAGCAGCATTGTAAGCATCTACATCTGCCTGAGGGGCATCTTGGGCAGTACCTGCCGCAGTGGTAGCAGTAACTAAAGCATCAGCAGCGGTCTTAATCATAGTAGCTTTATCTAAGTAATAGTTAGCAATCATAAGTTTTTGTTTTAACATAGCCTTTGGTCCTTGTAAGAAAACTAAGTTTTGAGATGTTTGTCTTAAAGCAATACTAACAGATGCTTCGCGACCAATTTGATAGGGAAGACCGGCCTTTTTGGGTCCTCCGCCTGAGTTTCGGTTTACAATACTTGACATGTATGTTGTTCGTTTAGAACCACTTAGTACCATATTTTATATATTTACTAAATATTTTATTACACGCATATATATTATAGTAAAACCATATAAACTGATTTCTACATAATAGATTATAACATTCATTTTATTACCAGTTAAGAATAAAATGAATACCGACGAAGATATCCGAATTGAAAAAAACATAAATGGTGTGGAATCATACATATTTGACCCATATAACCCCATCAATAAAGTAATTACTGAAGACGAAATAAAAGGAGTACTATCTAAGTATGGAATAAACGCGAATATTTTTAATTCGATGTTATACAAGCGTGCCTTCGTACATCGTTCTTATATTAAACGCCCTGATATTGAAAATGAATACAATAATATAACAATTGTTCCTCAGCCAGAAGATTGTTTACCATTATATACTAAATCAAACGAACGATTAGAATTTGTAGGTGATGGTGTGTTAGAATGTATTACTAAATACTATTTATATAAACGCTTTCCTAAAGAAAATGAGGGATTTATGACTGAAAAAAAGATTGCGCTTGTAAAGAATGAAGCTATCGGAAAAATAGCATATGAAATGGGACTACATAAATGGTTAATTTTATCTAAGCACGCCGAAACAAAGCAAATTAGAACAAATCTGAAGAAACTGGGTTGTCTATTTGAGTCGTTTATTGGAGCTATGTTTCTGGATTTCAATAAAATTTCGGTACATGATGATGAGAATTGGTTTAGAGACGTGTTTGCTACAGGACCTGGGTTTCAAATGGTACAGGCGTTTGTAGAAAATGTATTTGAAAAACATGTAGACTGGATAAGTTTAATTAAGAATGATGACAATTACAAGAATATTCTACAAGTCAAAATTCAGAAAGAGTTTAAAGTAACTCCACATTACATGGAAGTAAGGGAACATGACCCCGAAACGGGTTATCATATGGGTGTATATTTATGCTTAGGTCAACCTATTCATAGTGTAAAACCAGAACAATCAATATCAATCACTGAATTCAATAAATATACAGACATACATCAATATATGTCACAATATAATCGTATTTTTGTGTTTATGGGGGAAGGTATCCATAAAATAAAGAAAAAAGCAGAACAAATTTCGTGTGAAGATGCTATTCGTAAATTAAATAATTTTTAAAATTTACTTTGATTGACAAAAACAAAATAAATATAATTTGTATTGTTACTATATACATATTATACGGCAATGAGTATTCCAAATACATATTTAGAACTATTACAAACTAAGATAATGCCTAATACACAAACCGGAGTAAAAATAAGGTTTAATGATAGACAACAAATAAACGATTCTAATCTTGTAGAAAATATTGAAAAACTTAATGATGAGGAGCCTGTAAAATCGAACCCATTTACTATTTTAGATAAACGGCGTAGTTCTACTGTAAATCGTGACATCATTCTGGATAAGTTACGTAAACAAGATGTATTTGCCGTAAAACCACGTCCGAGTGATATTAATAAAAATCTATATGTCCCCAAAGATTTACCAGAGCCGGTATTAATAGATAATCAATCGGTAAGTAAGTTAGGTACGGATATTGTAATATCGGAGGATGTTCCATTTGAAGAGGAAAAAGGGGAAGAAGAACCAGACGAAGAAATATTTGATATCCCTTCTCAAAAAGAGATAATTGAAGTTCCGGAAGAAGAATTACAAGAAATTGTACGATTAACTGAATTGGAAGAGCCAGCTAAATTAGTAGAAGAATTACAGGAAGAAAAGGTAGATGAAATTATGAATGAACCTAAAAAACGTGGAAGAAAGCCAAAGAAAAATGCTATAGAACCAGCAGAAGAACTACCCGAAGTGGACTTAACGACCGCAGTTATCCGTACTCAAAAAGTAGCTGATAGATTACCAAAAGAGCGTGAGAAAAATATTATTGTTGCTCCACCATATTATATGAATAATCGCAAACTATTTATTCAAAAATTAAACAAAATACTCCAACCAAGAGAACAAGAATTACTTAATTCGGACGATTCAGTGAGTTGTGATAATAGAGGTGCTTCCGAAGAATTTTCTTTACTCACCCATCAACGTGTAGTAAGAGATTATTTAAATCTATACACACCGTATCGTGGATTACTTTTATACCATGGTCTCGGTTCCGGTAAAACTTGTACGTCCATCGCTATAGCAGAAGGTATGAAAAGCAATAAACAAGTGTTTGTACTCACTCCCGCTTCCTTAAAAATGAATTTTTTTAGTGAGATGAAGAAATGCGGTGACGATTTATATAAAAAGAATCAATATTGGGAGTTTATTTCTATCGAAGGTAATCCAGAATATTTGACCGTCTTATCAAAGGCATTATCATTGCCAATTGATTATGTTCGTAAAAATAAAGGAGCTTGGTTAGTAAATATAAATAAAGAACCTAATTTTTCTGAATTATCTTCGGACGAGAAAACGTCTGTTGATTTACAGTTGAATGAAATGATCCGTTCAAAATACAAAGATATAAATTACAATGGGTTGAATATGAATATCTTGAATAAGTTAACTGATAATCAAACACGTAACCCTTTTGATAATTCAGTAGTAGTTATTGACGAAGCACACAATTTTGTAAGCAGAATTGTGAATAAAATCAAACAAAAGAAATCGATTTCCTATATTCTGTATGATTACTTAATGAAAGCTACAAATGTGAGAATCGTATTATTGTCCGGAACCCCTATTATTAATTATCCAAATGAAATCGGTATTTTATACAATATACTACGCGGATACATAAAGACATGGAATATGACGGTTAACGTCCAGACTTCTCAAAAAGTAGACACCAATGCGATTTTAGATATGTTTGATAAAGCGGGATTGAAAACACACGATTTTGTAGAATACAGTGGAAATAAGTTAACAATTACCAGAAACCCATTCGGATTTGTGAATACTAAGAAAAGAGGTGCTTTAAAAGGAACCCAAAAGCGGGTTGTAGCAGACAAGACAAAAACACGTAAAATTAAAGGTGGTGCACAAGGAGAAAGTTTCCAAAGATATGATGGAGTAAAATTAGACGATAGTGGTAATATAACTGATGCGGATTTTTTGAATAAGGTTTTACAAATATTAAAGAAAAATAGTTTGGACGTTCAAGAAAAAACAATTGAATTGGTAATGAATAAATGTTTACCCGATGTAAAGGATGATTTCTTAAAAACATTTGTAAATAGTGATACCGAACAAGTACAAAATATTAATTTATTTCAAAGACGTATATTAGGATTAACCTCGTATTTTAGAAGCGCACAAGAAAACTTACTTCCTTCCTTTTTTACCACCGAAAATGGTGATAATTATCATATTGTTTATAACGAAATGACCGACCATCAATTTGGAGTTTACACCAAAATCCGTAAAGAAGAAGCAGATAGAGAAAAGGCAGCAAAAAAACACAGAAAAAAGCAACAAGACAAGGAAGATTTGTTTACTATTTCATCTACTTATCGTATTTTTTCACGAGCCGCTTGTAATTTCGTATTTCCGGATGAAATTGAACGTCCTATTCCCACAAAGAATATTGACAAGATGGATGAAAATGATATGGACGCATTACCAAATGACTCTATACAAGAAGCAGACCCATATGCGAATGTTGATGACGAAGTTGATGAAGGTTCAAAAATAGACATTGAAAATTATGCGAAACGTATAGAAACTGCTCTTACAAAATTAAATACAGTTGATAGTGACACCGGGAATCATAAATATTTGACTGGTGATATGTTACAACAATCAAGTCCAAAGTTTTTACAAATATTAGAGAACCTAACAAATCCTGACAATATCGGCTCACACCTTATTTATAGTCATTTTAGAACCATGGAAGGTATAGGAATTCTTCGTCTAATTTTGTTAGCAAATGGATTTGCGGAATTCAAAATTAAAAAATCAGCAGATGATTGGGAAATAGTAGAAGATGAGAAAGACTCGGGAAAACCAAAATTTGTTTTATACACAGGTACGGAAACACCAGATGAAAGGGAAATAATACGTAATGTTTATAATGGTGCTTGGGACCTTGTTCCGGTGAATATTGCTAATAAATTAAGAGAACAACACGAAAACAATATGTATGGTGATGTGATTAAAATCTTTATGATCACTTCATCAGGCGCTGAAGGTATTAATTTAAAGAATACTCGTTACGTTCATATTGTAGAGCCCTACTGGCATATGGTTCGTCCAGACCAAGTTGTCGGGCGTGCCCGTCGTATTTGTAGTCATCAGGATTTACCAGAAGAGTTACGTACCGTCCAAGTCTTTTTATATGTAACTACATTCAGTAAAGAGCAAAAAACGGATGATAAAAACATTGAAATCCGAATTCGTGATGTAAGTCGTATAGATAAAGCTACTCCAGTTACAACAGATGAAACATTATACGAAATAGCCAGTATCAAACAACGTATTAATAATCAAATATTACAAGCTGTAAAAGAAACCGCCATAGATTGTAACATGTATGCAAGAACCGCAAAGTCAAACGATAAACCTATGGTGTGTTATGGATATGGTAAAATCGAATCAAATGTGTATTCATCATACCCTTCATTTGAGATGGATAAAATGCAGAAAGAAGGATTAGATGTAGCACGAATTCAATGGGACGTCCAAAAAGTGAATATTCAAGGACAAGATTACGTATTGAAAAATGATACAATGGAATTATACGATTACAATAGTTATAATGATGCTTTAATTAACCCAAATATAGAACCTAAACGTAAAGGTAAATTAATAAAGGAAAACGGACAATTTAAAATTGTGGAGTAATACCACATAGTATTATATTTACATATATTTGAAAATATAATATTGTTATCATAATTATAGTGAATCAAGCTATTGATTTATGTTGCTAATAATATTAGTTACAACATTTATTGGTAATTCTATAAGAAGTTTATGTGTATCATTTTTTACAGTTTTAATGTCATCTGGAACAAATGGTTCATCATTATAGTAAATACGCATTATGTTGCGTTCTGGGGTTTTGTCGTTACACCATTTCTCAAATATAAGATATGAACCAAATTCTACCCCTTTGGTCAATTCTTGTGGTAATTTATTAGTTTGCTTTGCAAGATTTGCTAAAACGCTCATAATTGTGTAATCATGTCCGCTAAACACATTTATTTTATTGTCAGTTGTTTTTGAAAGAATATCTGATGTAATCTTACCGCCCATACCAACCAACTTATTATGTGTAAAAAATCGTTGAGTTAATACCCAATATGCTAATTCTCTGAGGGTATTCATATCAATCTCATTTTCAGTCAGTATATTGGTTATATAATCACGGTTACCATCTACTTCGCCATTCGGCCAAAAACGTTCACATTCATATAATCCTTGTATATGAGTTGTACTCCATAACATTTTAACAAGGTCATACTCACCATCTGTTGTTTTAAATGATTCTATTCTACCTAATATTGTAAATAAGTTCTTTAAAAATTCTGCGTTTCCATTAGCTTTTTCGGTTGCTGTACCCTGTTCTTTTGCGGCGGTAGATATTATATCTCCTTCTTTTTTGCCATCTTTATTTTTCACATTCCACGGACGAAAATAAAGGTCTTCATCTCCTCTGCCATATATAGGCTCTATGTTATCATCAAACTTACCTAATAATCCTTTCATAAAATCAACACCAGATTCTTTTGCACGATCTGATTTACTTGAATACCAGTTTATGTCACTATTATTATTATCAGAATTGTATTTTTTTTGAAACCATTCTCCAAGATGTGTAATCATTTCTTTACCGACTCCTGTTATATTCTCCAGCTCGTCGTTCTGCCATTTAGTGACAGGTTCAATTTTCTTTGTTTTTTTGCCATTTTCTTCTTCTTCTGTAATCCACAATTTTAATTCACTATCACCTGGTCCACGAGCACCATGTCGATGAAGAATAGATACACCACATAACTGCAATTTGGGTTGACCTATTTTGTTCATATATTGAATAATACCATCAACGCCGGACTTGTTACCACCAACTAACTTACGAGTTTTACGTTTACATTTGATACTACGTCGTTTTTTATTTTTCTTATTGTGCGTAGAAGTTGCACGTTTCTTAATTTTACGCGTTTTTCGCGAATGCTGTCCTTTTTGTTTTGGCATTATATATATATATCTAAATATTATGTTACTCTATTGAATATCTAAAACCCTATCTTTTTTATTATTAAATGACATGTCAAAGGTTGTACTAATGAACCAGATGATTCGTCTATTTTTAATCCGCCGGAAGGCGAACCCACCGGATTGTTAATACTTAATATAGATTCTGACCCACTTGGAGTAGTAATAATTGACATACCAACAAGGCTACCACCACCAGATTTGCCAACGACTGTTTGAACGAGTTCGTTCCCATTTAATACAACTATTAATTCGCCCGCATTATTAGTAGTTACTTGGAATGTGATTTCAAAAATACAATCTGGAGGCAATGTGAATTCGTTTGGACTGGTGCCTTCTTTACGTTGGATAATACCAAATGGATTAACCAATGGACTTGGAAAATTTACAGATTCACCTGGACCAATATCGTCGGGATTATCATTTATACCGCCTTGGCTCATTTGACCGTAAAAGTCCGCAAAATTGGAAGCAAAACTTGGACCGGTAGGACCCACCTGTCCCTTTTCTCCGGTAGGACCTGCCTCTCCTGTCGGTCCAGTTTCACCATTCTCTCCAGTTGGACCAACTGACCCAGTTTCACCATTCTCTCCAGTTGGACCAGTATCACCTTTTGGTCCAGTTGGACCAATTTCTCCATCATCACCTTTCTCTCCAGTTGGACCAGTAGAACCAGTATCGCCTTTTTCTCCGGTTGGACCATCACAACCGGGTTCACCGGGTTCACCGCAATCACCAGTAGGCCCAGTATCGCCTTTATCGCCAGTAGGCCCAGTATCGCCGGTTTCTCCAGTAGGACCAGTATCGCCTTTATCGCCATCACACCCAGGTTCACCGCAATGACCTGTAGGACCAGTATCTCCTTTATCACCAGTAGGTCCAATATCTCCATATTCTCCAGTAGGACCTGTATCTCCATCTCTACCATCACAACCGTCTCTACCATCACAACCGTCTCGCCCTCTTGAACCAGTTGGGCCAACTGGTCCTTCTTCACCTTCTTCTCCACGAGGACCAGTAGGTCCAATATCCCCATCACATCCATCTCGACCATGACATCCATCTTTTCCATCTTCACCGTCTTTACCATCTTTTCCGTCACGTCCATCTTTTCCATCAATACCATCAATGCCATCACAAGCATCTTTTCCATCACGTCCATCACGTCCATCTTCGCCATCTTTTCCATCTTTTCCGTCACGTCCATCAATGCCGTCGCGACCATCACACCCATCATGTCCGTCTTCACCGTCACATCCATCGCGTCCTGGTCTACCATCTTTTCCGTCTTCTCCATCCTTACCATCTTTTCCATCGCGTCCATATTTACCTACTTTTACCACTTTTTTACAACCATTATTACGTTTCTTTCTTGAGTAACAATAGTTACATTCTCTATGAGAACCTTCATCACACGTACAATACGAATCGTCACACCCTGTCATATATGATTATATATGTATAGCCTATAAGTATAATAAACTTTATTCTAAATAATTAATGATTAGCATTTATGCTGTGTACTTCATATATTATACTTACAAAAATACAATATATGACTTATATAATTACAATTTATTTTTACTATTTACAAGGTCTAATTTTGATAATAATACATTTTTCTTCATTATTATAACATTTACTGGACTTACATTTACTTGATTTTTTGTGACCTTTATCACGCGGTCTACATGAGTAACACTCTTTTACAGGTTTACATTTTTTTGGTTTATTGCATTTACGACATCTACAAGATGTGTATACTTTTTCGCTTTTATCTGAAACGTATGAATAATGGTCATCATCTGAATCATCAATTGAATATTCGTCAAACGAATAATATTGTTTTGGCATATTATATAGTAAAATTATATATTAACCTAAATATACTGCATATCTCATGTTGTAAATTAATATTGTGATTATAAAACTACAATATTAAGAATACAATTTAGAAAGTTTTACGTTGGATTACACCTTCAGTTAATACATACCAGTGATCTTCTACGTAATCAACAGATGTAAAGTAATCGATGAACTTAGCATTTACCATACCTTCACCATCCTTAAACTTAATGACAACAAAAGGGTTTGTCATGTTTCCGTCCTTATCTTGATAAGAAGCAGTAAAACTTGCGCTTAATACTTCACGTTCTTTAATATCCCCATGAGAATCAACGGCATATACTGTACCTTCAGCATTTGTAAATATGGAGATTAATGGACGTTTGCCACCTTTAAGGATATCAATAATCGATTCATTTAGCTGTGTGTAATTGTCACTATTTAGAGCGATAGGAGTAGTCATACTTATATATACTATATTATATTTTTTCTAAATCTATTATAAAAGAATGTATATTCCAAAACGTTATATACCAACCATTTTAACTAATAAAGATAAGAAAAAACAACGACATAATATATTAAAATCCAGAAAGCTTTATAAAAAGGGGAAATATTACACTCGTCCAAAAGTTGGCTCATACAAGTCAAAACCTTCAAATCACGTAAAAACTGCTAAAAAACTGTATGGAGTTTCTACTGTCAAACCATCAAGAAGGCTTGCTATAAAAACAGGATGTTCGAAAAACACGCTTACATCTATTGTAAATAAAGGACGTGCAGCATATTATTCTGGAGGGTCTCGTCCAAATCAAACACCCGATTCTTGGGGAATCGCAAGATTAGCAAGTACTATTACAGGTGGTAACGCAAGTGTGGTCGATTACCATTTATTACATTCTGGATGTAAACCAAATAGTAAAGCTCTTAAACTTGCGACTAAAACTTGTCGTAAAAAAAGGAAATGTAAAAAGTACACTGTAAAGAAACATTCTAAAAAATAGATATAATACAAATAAAATATAAAAACAAACGCAGAGTACAACTTATATTATTAGTATTATGAATGAAGAAAACAATGTATTAACTATAAAGACCGTTCAAATTCAGCCTATACGAAATATGATTACTGCTATTAAAGACATTTTAACTGATGCCACAATCACGTTTACTAAAGAAGGTATGAAAATAATTAATTTTGACAAAACACATACTATTTTGGTGAATGTACTATTAGATGCGTGTAAGTTTGAAACGTATGATTGTCAACCCGATAAGATTATTGTATGTGCCAATACCCTACACTTATTCAAAGTGATATCAACTATGTCTAATGATGATACATTATCAATGTATATTGATAAAGCGGATTATCATGATGGTATAGTATCACACTTGGGTCTTCAATATGATAATGGAGACATTAAACAATGTTACAGTCAGAAGCTGCGTTTGATTGAACCAGATACAGATGAATTGTTTATTCCTAATGTTGAATATTCTACCATTATCAACTTACCTACTTCCGATTTCCAAAAAATTATTCGTGATCTAAATAGCATTTCGGACCGTATTGAAATCAAATCTGTAGGTAGTGATTTAGTATTTTCATGTGAAGGAAGTTTTGCGAGTTCCCGTATTTTTAGGTCAGAGTCAAAGGACAATATGAATTTCATTCAGAAGTCGGACGATTCTGTTATTTACCAAGGCGAATTTTCATTGAAGAGTTTGTCTCATTTTATTAAATGTACTCCTTTATGTAGTCATCTTGAAATGTATCTTGGTAATGACCTACCCCTTATTATTAAATATGATGTAGCCTCACTTGGTAGCATTAAATTATGTTTGGCGAATTTGCCACCACTATAAGTTGTATGAATTGAATAATATAATTTTTGTATATTATTCAAATTTACGGAAAAACCACCCAAAAATAACAAGTGTACACTTTATATGAAAACTATTGTAGTAACTGGTGGTGCTGGATTTATTGGTTCTAATATGTGTGAACGATTATTAAAGGATGGCAATTATGTGATATGTATAGATAACTTGTATACCGGGAATTTAAATAACATTTCACATTTATCTGAAAATCCAAACTTTAAATTTATAAACCATGACATAATTAACCCATTATTTATACCCGAACACAAAATAGACCAAATATACAATTTTGCATGCCCGGCTTCTCCACCAAAATACCAAATAGACCCTATTTACACATTAAAAGTGAATTTTCAAGGCATATTAAATTTATTAGATTTAGCAAAAGAACATAACGCAACTTTATTACAATCATCTACATCAGAAGTATATGGTGAACCAGAAATAACTCCACAACATGAAGCATATCGTGGTAATGTGAATACAATTGGTATTCGAAGTTGTTATGACGAAGGAAAGCGAGTAGCAGAAACACTCATGATGGATTATCACAAACAATATAATGTAGATGTTCGCATTGTCCGTATTTTTAATACATATGGTCCAAAGATGGATAAAGATGACGGTAGAGTTGTATCCAATTTTATAAATCAAGCATTACATAATGAAAATATTACTTTATATGGTGATGGTAGCCAAACACGTAGTTTTTGTTACATTGAAGACCAAATAAACGGGTTAATCAAGCTAATGAATTCAGATTATGTATATCCTGTTAATATTGGAAACCCATATGAATTAACCGTGAAAGAATTGGCAGATGTTATTATTCAATTAACAAAATCCGAGTCACAACTGTTATTTTGTCCCTTACCATCAGATGACCCAACCAATCGTAAACCAGATATTCAAAAAGCCCAGTCTATTTTAAATTGGAATCCAGAATATAATCTAATAGATGGTATAACAAAAACTATCGAATATTTCAAAAAATGCTAATAACTATGTATCATTCATGACATACTTAGTTATTTACACCGATGGTATGTGTAGTTCAATAATTTCAGCACGTTTTTCCCAAGTACAGTTCTCTATATAATTCTGTTGGTTTGTCAGTAGTTTTTGATTGTATTCACTATAATAATTATGAATTACATTTATTGTCTTTGTTACAAATTGTCGTATATAACTTTCAGGTAGTTGTTCTATTTGGACTGGGTTTTTAATAAAGTTGTCTGCCACTACACGTTCATGTAAAACATCAATATGTGGATTATACAAGTTAGCAAACCCATTTGATGTTTCTGGTATAGCCCCTAATTCAGAAGAAATTACATTACACCGATAAGCCATTGCTTCTAATATGGAAGTACAACATGTTTCAGCATATGTATTTGGATAAAACAATACCATCGATGATTTAATGTGATTAAACAAAACTGACTGTGGTACAGAACCGTAAAAATCAATATTTGGGTCATCTATTAACAATTGATATATTTGATGATAATATCTATCCATTTCTGTGTGATTCACTTCATTAATATCTGTAATTGGCATGTATTCTGTTTTATTCTTCTCAATTTCTCTTGAAAAACAGGAAAAAACCTTTAATTTAATGTCGGGAATATGTTTTTTTACTTGTTGGAATAGGTGATATGCTACAATCAATCCACGAAAAGGAGTACTATAATAAATCATTGTTTTTTCTTTTTCTATGAACTTTAATTCGTCTAATTTAATCAAGGGAGATATACCATTTGGCATTGTAATACATTTATTATGGTCGAGTCTATATTGTTGTATAAACCGGTTCTTTTGCCAGTTACTTACAAAAATGTACTTATCGAATGGATATTGAACCACCTCGTTTGTTATAAAGGCTACATTTATGTCATGTTCCATTAAATTCCATAATTGAATATTTGGGTTTATGTCTGTTAAAATTTCCTTACTTACAGGACATTGACCCTGAAAAATAATAATATCAGGGAAAATGGTTTTAATAGAATCAACATTTAATGGGTAATATTGTAGATTTTTATGAATAATTGAATTTTTCTCTGTTCGCGTCATAACACTAACCTTGTATTTTTTAGATAATACGTTCGATAGATTGTACACTGCTGCTTCAGTTCCTCCCAATGCGCGTTTATTGATGGTATCATAATCCCATTCAGAATAATCAATAAATAGAATCTTTTTTTTTGGTAAAATGATTGGGAGTGTTGTATGTAATTTTAAAATCATTTGTTTGTGAAAATTACGCATATCTTGAATATTAATCGTGTCGTTTACAATCGTAGAATAAGGTTTTATAGTCGTATCGGTAATATTGTATTTACATACAAGGGTTTGTATCAAATCACGTTTATACTTATCATCATTCTTATAATAATCATTTTCAAATGAACTTGTATACTTATATGATACACTTTCTTCATTTACAGCGTTATATAGGTATATATATGGGTCTGAAAGGTGTGTAATAGTAAATGCTGGGTTTTTATCTTCTTTATAAAGTAAAACTGTTGTCATAAAATCGTCATAAATATACATACGTTCATCATATAATTGACTATATTTGGATAATAAATTTCGATTGATACATATCAATCTTCCAGGGGTTGCGAGTGTGGTATTATATTGACTATCAAGTCTATATATATTTTTACATTCATCAACTTTATACCCGAACTGTAAATTATATGTATTATCTAATTTATTATAATTTGCCGTATCCATTTTAATTTTTGTGTTTCCATACAAACAAATAACATCACTATTTTCAGTTATACACACATTATTTATTCTATGTATAGCATTAGGAAATAAGAAGTCATCTCCATCTAACATAATTAAATTATCATAACGATAATCCCTGTAAAATGTTTTTAATACCGAATTATGACCTTTACCTGGAGAACCATTCGATTCAGTTCTTATAATTTTTCTCAATTTCGTATAATTATTCTTACCAAATTCGTACATAACATCTTGATAAAACTCTTCATTCAATGTATTTACAATAATCATTATTTCATAGTCATCAAATCCAGTTTGATTGAGAACACTTAAAAAAGACTCCTTTAATAATCTTACGTTACTCGAACACAAAATCCCTACCAAATATTTTACCATAATATAAATAGTATAATCATCAATATTTATATTATTGATGGTGGATATATTTATTATTTATTCGTATAAGTGTGAATAACGTTTTATCGTAGAATTGGTCGATTATATCAGGGTTCGCATTCTCCTTTATCTTATTTTGGTATACCGTTATGTTGATATTACTAATTTTATAGTCAGTCAAATCATATTTTTTCAAAAGGTTATCTCTAATATTTTTATCATGATTAAAAATACCTATATTATTATCATGATGGTTGGTTACACTATCATCATTAATGCCATTGTATAGATAAATATATGGGTCACTTAAATGCGTTATCGTATAATCAGTATTATGCATTTCTTTATAAAATATAACACAATACTCTATATCTACCCCTTTATACATCTCATCGTTATATAATTTCATGTATTTTGATAATATTTTACGATTAACACTCAATAAACGCAATGGTGTTAATGTCAATGTATCAAAAACATCATCGATTTGTCGTATATTGTTTACTTCTTGAATATGAAATCCTAATTGTATATTATAATCCCGACAATACATATCGGTATCTGGGTCTATTTTTATTTGTTTGTTATATTTAAATATAGTATTACTTACGATACAGTTCCCTACTAATGTTATTACATCACTTTTTTCTTCCGTTTGTATATTGTTGATTCTTTCAATCGCATATGGAAATAAAAAATCATCACCATCTACTTTAATTAGGTTTTCGTAATTATGATTATTATAAAATATTTCCAATACTGAGTTATGTCCTTTTCCAGGAGAACCATTTGATTCTGTTCTAATTATTTTTTTAAGTTTTTCATGTTTATTATATCCAAATTCACGTATAACATCTTGATAAAATATCTCATCGAGTGTATTCACAATGATAAATATATGATAGTCGTCAAAATTGATTTGGTTAATTACACTATTTACGGTTTCTCGTAATAAACGAATATTGCTCGAACATAAAATACCAACTAAGTATTTCACCATTATATAAATAATATAATAACTATTATTTATATCGATTTACCATGTATTCTCATTCATTCTTGTATAATATAGTTCACAATTATGTTCGGAAGCACTCCAACAAGTAAAAAATGTTTCTGCATACCACTTCTTTTCACTACTGTCTTTATAAATTTTATATTTTTCGTCAGATAATTGTATATTTATGCCAACATGATAATATCTATACATTGGGAAGGCAGTTACAATATCTCGTTTATTTGTTATACGGTAATGAGTTAGATTTTTTGTTTCTTCAAATGACTTTTTCCATTCGTAATTACCTACACGTGGACTCGCAAAGGAAACAACATTTACATTATTTTCTACAGTATTGGCTAACATATATCCAAATAAGGTGGATAGTGCTCCACCTAAACTATGTCCTGTGACATATATATCAAAATCGGGATGTTCTTTTAAAATTGTTTTGATATTTTCTACTAATTCATCATATACAGAGTTGGTTGTAAGTTGTGCGTAAAATCCACTATGTACGTAAATATCATCTTTTAAATTTTTTTTGAATACCATTAAATCATAATACCAATCGGATATTGATTCGCTACCGCGAAATACAACGGTTATTCTTTTTTTTCCTTCACTTATAGCAATCCCTACTTGAATGTCTGTGTCTGGATCATTTATAAATTTATGTAATTTTCCAGTAGGCACATTTTCAGAGATCTCAACTAACACATTTTTTTTTACTGAGTTCATTTCTATTTTTTCTAATTCATGTTCTTCTTTTAATTCAGAGACAAATTCCTCTACAGTTTCATCTTTATTTTGTACTTTGAAATTTTTACCATAATTATATACTAATAATGTTGCTCGTAATAAGTCTAACATTGTATGGTGAGATATGGTAGTAACTTTATCGTTACTTTCAACAAGGTTATCGTTTTCTTGGTCGGACATTCTATATATTGGATTCACAAAACAATTTACACAGAAATTATTTTCGAATTTGTAATCATAACTTTACCAGCTATATTTGTTTTTTCTACATTTTTAACATACGCATACACTACTTCCAAATTTCGTTGTGATTTATATTTTGAATTTTCTTTACATACAAGAGCGCCTTGTGTTATTATTTGACGAAGTTGCTTTTTTGAAAAGGTTATATTGTCTGGTATACTTGCGATGACGTGTCCTGACGGTTCATTGTTAATATGAAACCATATATCGATATCTTTTGAATTATCGATTATTTCAAAATTATCATTTGCATGTTGTCCTATAACATATTCTATGTCATCACCTAACGCTGAAATATATCTACTCATTGTCTTCATGGTTATTGTTTATTTACTCATAAACAATAATAAATATTATCAATTTTACATCTAAAATTCTGGTTCATGTTTCTTAAATAGACATCCTTGTTGTTGGAGATTGTTTATATTAGAAATAATACTTGGGTCTTGTAATGTAGATACATCTAACCAAATCTTTATGATACAAAAATTTTTTTTGGGTGAAACGGTGATACCATTTATGTGTTTACTATGTGAAGTATTTTTACATAGTGTCTCTCCTGTTATCATATAAAATAATTTTTTCCATACTTCAGGAACACAACGATTTGATATTTTATATGAAAAACATCCACCGTTTCGATTACGTGGGTCTTCCCACATGGGCGTAATACCTTCCCGCATTACAAACAACATACAATTTTTTAATACATTATCATGAATAGTTTCATTTAATGATATAACTTTTTCGGCATTGTCAATTTTATCCATAATAATTGAATAACTTGACACATCCCAGTTTTTGTCTTGTGGTAAATGGTAATATAAACTCCATTTATCATTTAACATATGTTGGTGGGATTGAATACTCACTGTATCCATATTTTTACGCCCGTAATATACTACGAGAAAAATCTTTATATTTTTTTGGGTTATATTTATTCATTTTTTATTATTCTATATGAATCTTCTGACAACATAATAGATTGGGGATAAGTAAGAGTAATCATATTTATATTATTATCCATCAAATTAATGGTATAATTCTCATCAAAAATAAAGTCTTCAGGTTGATAATCCAAATATCTCTTGATAAACAGAGATGACAATATTACATTATTTGTAAAATATAAATCTTTATCTAAATTCATAGTTATCCGTGTTTCCATTTTTGGGTGAGTATACTCGATGGTTAAAAAAGAGACTTTAGAACGGGTATTGGAATAAGTTGGTTCGTCGGTATTTTTATTAAATGAATTATTTGTTATCCCATCATCCAATCTCATAGTAACCATGGTTTCAATTACATTATTATCAGATTTTGCGATTGATGTTGCCATTTTTCCAAAATAAGAAAGGCAATTATTATAATACTCCTTTTTACTTACATCCGTGGTGGTATGTGGTTTAATGTGTTGATAATTTTCTAAATATATTTGTTTATTACCAGTAAATAAATTTTCGTCGTTTTTTAATAATACTGATATACATACCCAGTTCTTATCAAATGGTTCAATACGATGAGCGTTATACAGTGCCTTTATTCGTTCATATTTGTATGATGATGTGTCTACTGTATTTTTTACAACATCAAAATTATTGTATAAGTAATTTCCGGCTTTAGTCATGCGTATTTTGATATCTACATATACAAGAAACATTTTGGTTAAAAACGTAGTATAGTCGATATTGACGATTTCATTGATCATCATATTTGTAGATTCGACCAAATATTCAACATTTGTAAATAATATAGCACTCAGTATAGTATATGCGTTTGTAATAAAATCCATTTTAATAATATTAAGGACATATTTTTATATACTTCAATAATAAATAATAAAGATAACTATATATATAATTTAACTATGCCAATACCTACACGAGGGCTGTTTATATTTCACCGGGATTTACGTATTTCAGATAATATCACATTAAATAATGCTGGATTCATATGTGATAAATTATACACGTGTTTTATATTTACACCCGAACAAGTAACCAGTTCTAATTCATATAAATCAAACAATTCAGTTCAATTTATGATTGAGAGTTTACAAGATTTGAATGATACAATTAAGACAAATGGAGGTGAATTAATGTGTTTTTATGGTAAACAAACTGTCATATTAAAACACCTTATTAGTGAGCTTAATATTACACACGTATTTTTTAATGATGATTATAGTCCATATGCTATACAACGTGATGATGAAACCAAAATGGTATGTAACAAATTCGATGTAAATTGTATTAGTCATCCGGATTATTATTTATACGAACCTGGAACAGTATTAGTTGAAAGTTCAAAAAACGCATATAAAAAATATACTCCATTTTACAATGCGGTTTTAAATAATAAGGTATCAAAACCAAACAATATTACTTCGTTTCCATTATCAATGACAAGTAAAAAGTTAAAGTACGTAATAAGTCTAAAAGAAGCCGTGAATAAATTTGTAAAACCAAATACCCATATATTAGTTCATGGGGGTAGAACCCCAGCACAAGAAAAATTAAAAAATGCGTTACGAGACCAATGTGAGTATGATTCATCCAGAGATTTCTTTACTTATAAGACAACTCATTTATCGGCATACATCAAATTCGGATGTTTATCTATTCGTGAAGTATATCACGCATTCAAAAAGAAATTTGGATTGAATCACGGTTTAATACGAGAACTTATATGGAGAGAATTTTTCGCTCACGTGTTGTATTGTTATCCCGAAGTAGTAGGTCAATCATATCAACCAAAATACCGTTCTTTAAACTGGAGTCAAAGTAAAATAAATATTGAGAAATGGAAAAATGGCATGACTGGATTCCCATTAGTTGATGCTTGTATGCGTGAGATGAATACAACGGGTTATATGCATAATAGAGGACGAATGACAACCGCAAGCTTTTTAATTAAAACTTTATTAATTGATTGGCGTGTTGGAGAACAATATTTCGCACAACAATTAACTGATTATGATATTGCTTCTAATAATGGTAATTGGCAAGGTATTAGCGGAACTGGGGTTGATATGAAACCATATTTTCGTGATATGAATCCTTGGATACAAAGTTTTAAATTTGATGTTGATGCTGAATATATTAAAAAATGGGTACCTGAATTGGAAACCGTGGATTCGCGCGATATTCATTCATGGGACCAAAAATATAATTTGGATAAGTATAAAGATATTAAATATCCAAAACCCATAGTTGATTATTATTCACAAAAGGAAAAAATGTTAGAAATGTATAAAGCAGCATAAAATAATAACTTCATGATAAATTATTATTTTACATTCTTGATATATTGAATAAATAGTAAAGACTCAATAATGTAGTTTGGACGACTAATCCAGACACACCATCCGTATACATACTTCTTGCTACTCCTAATTTGTCATAGTAATGGGTAACTAAATGGGGAAATAAATTACTCCATTTCATTATGAACCCATATAATGCACTAATTACAAATGTCAAAATCATAAATTTACTAATATAACCGAAATCAAAAATACTTTTGGGAAAATCCATCATAGATAGAATAATAGGCTGAGTAGTTGCTCCTACAAATCCTGCGATTAACGCAGCAGCCAATAAAGTATGTTGCTTGAAATATGGATTTAGATATTCAACGAAATCCATTTGGAAATACTTGGGTAGTTTTTCATAGTTCAGAGACATAAAACGCAATACAACATCCCATAAAGCTGTGACAATAAAGGTTAAGATAATTAATTTATAATCCATATAATATTACATGGGATAATTATTCAAAAAATGTTGAGAGTAACATTAGTGAACCTGTTGCTGTTAAATTTTTCATAAAAGCGTAATATTGACCACCTTTTGTTGGGAAATGATAAATAATCGTGGCTAAAATTGTAAAAATTGCTAAACCAATACTTGAATAGTAAGCATAATCTGTATATGTATTTGTATACAACGAGAACATTATGACAATTGGAGCCAATATTTCTAATAAAACAACCCCCAGTATCGCAAAATCATAGAAAATAGTAGGCATATTTTTCAAGAAAAACATGTTGTGAAATCCTTTTACTGTTGCCGAAAAGTTCATTGCTTTGTTGATACCGGACAAAAAATACATGAGTAAAATTAAAAACGCATAGAATAAAATTTTCATTATATACATAAATTGAATATAAAAATTCATATGGGTTGGAATAGAACGCATTCATATTTCATAAATACATAACTTTATGAAATAGTTATCAAACTTTGTTATACACAAACAAATAAGTAAAAATTATATCAAGTATAAACCCAGATATACTGAATAAATATAAAAGATATTCTAATTTGGTTTTGTTCTTAATGTTGTAAAAATAGAATACGAGTAAACCAAAAAATGGTATAGCTAAAATATCACCAATGTTGCTTATATAGCTTATGGGAGCGTCCATTATAATTTATATTGATATTAAATATCCAATGACACAGTGTTCTTGTTAGAAGTATTCTTCTTGCGTGATCGCTTAGGCATATTTGTATTTTGCATTCCATTCAATGATGAAATGGATATTACAGAATCCTCGTCATTGGATACACCTGATGTAGTTGGTTGCGGTTTTTCATGAATATTTACACTACGTGTTTTTAATCCAGATAAAATATTATCAATATCGGATGGTCCTTTCATTTCTTGACGCTGAACTGGAGGTCTCATACTTCTTTGTGGTTCATTTATATTTTGTTGTGAATTCATATCTACACCTTGTTCTCTAAACATCGCACCACGACTTGCGTTGATATCAGGACGATTAGAAGGAGCTTCATTTGAATAGTTCATTCCGGGTCTTGGTTGTGGTGGCATGTTTTGTGTTTCAACTGGAGCTGGCGGAGGAGGTCCACGTGGCTTGTTATTTGATTCTTGCATTAGATTACTTGCCATCGCAAACCCCGGTGATTGTTGACTCATGCTACTTACAGTTGCGTTAGTAAACATCTTCATTAATTCTGGGCTCTGTTTAATAACATCATTGAACGCTGGGGTAGCACTCGATAAGGCCTTATTCGAAAAGTTCAATACCGCACCACTAAATCCAATACGTAGAAGAAGAGATATTTCTGGGGCAAGTTTACCACCCTTATATTTATCATGTAATTCGCTGAATATCTCTTCGTAACTGTCAATATCTTCGTTGATTTGTTCTCCCCATCCATCAAGGTTTAAGTCAAAAGGATTAAATGCGGTATTAGCATATTCTAACGAATTAATAAATGTCATAAACCACCATCCCTGAAGTTTTACACTATCTTTCTTACGCTTATCTTCCAATGCGGTTTCATATTCATCTTCAATTTCATCAAAATCAGAATCTAATGTGAAATGTGAATTGTGCTTAATCAATCCTTTCTCGTACCATTCATCTAATTTTTTAAGCATAGCACGTTTTTTTCTACGTTGTTCGCGTTCACTTAGAGTAGTTTGTACTTTGATATCGTCATTTATAGGCATTTCGGTCATCTTTGAAAATCCATCCCAAGTTTTAGCTGTACCAATACTATCGCGTGTAGCTTGACCTAATTTAGAGTCCGATTGTTCTCCATAAGATGGTGGAGAAGGCTCCGGATTACTACCAAAACCAAACAAGTTTGAAGCCATTCCAGACAATGATTTAGAATCACTGTTAGTTTCTGGTTGTGGTGTATTACGACCTGAAATCTCATTTAATTCGTTTTCCAAGTTGTCAAGTTCTCCTAAATTTAAATCATTATTGGATGACACTTTTTTTTCATTCATTAATAATTCAATACCAGAACCAAGAGTAGACCCCGTTCTTGAAGGTTCCATGCTTGGTAAATCGTCAATTTCACTGAGAGCACCTAAATCTATGACTTCCATACTATTATGATATTTATACAATTTTTATTTTTAAATCATCCGCATACATTATTATTTTTTTGTGTTTTAAATACCAAATACCTTGTAAAAAAGAATCGGCCAAATCGTCCTTTTTCTTTGTATTTAAAGATTCTTTCCATTCATGTAGATTATCATTCGCATCTATCATCAGAGAACAATAATACACTCCATCTTTTTTATGTTTTTTGTAATTGGCATTAATTTGACCCGTATTTGGTGTATTTTCGGTCATTTCGTTACAATGTTCTCTATTGTCTATTTTTAATTCGGAAAATTGTTTTAGTTTATGTGATGATGATACAAATTCTATATCCATTTCGTCGTTCAACATTATAAAATATTGGGCTAACATTCCTTGTACGGTCTTCATTCTTGTTGCTATCGGAGATATTTGGTTTTCAATGACCGCATATTGTATATTTTCAATATCCGCAAGTTCATTTAATTGGTCTTTCATTCGTTTACCAATGCTAATTAAGTCAGTTTCCGAAGCAGTTTTCGTCTTTTTAGTGGTGACTGGGTCAAAACAATTCTTTTTATAATATTCCATAACTATATCCAATATTTCAGCCTTTTTTAATTTCTCAAGGTTCTCTGTATTTATAAAAATCAAGTTTTGATGTCCTTGTTGTATTAATTCATTTAATTTTAATTTTTTTAAGAAAGGGGGTTTCATTTCCTTTGTTGGAATCATATATTGAGAACATTCTTTTGCGTGTTTTTCACAATAATATTTGTCGTTTTTATAATATTTTGCCTTTTTATTACAGCTTGTTGGTGGTGTTCTTTTATTTTTTGGTTTGTTCTTGCAATCACAATTATAGGTAACGTTATCATTATCTGTAAAATTTAAAACACCCCATTTGTCTATCAAAACTTCATTTCCAGTGTGTTCTAAAATACAATACGCCATGTTCTTTATTCCTACGTCAAAACTGATTAATTTCATAGTTCTCTTACAATAATATACATCGTGGGATTTATATTATTTATGGCACTGAATACTTTTTACTATTTACATTTTGGGTTGAACTACAACCGGAGACATCTTTCTCGCGGCTAATTGTTCTCTTGTTAAATATAACTCTTTTAAATCACTTGACGCATATCCGAATGGTTTTGTTTTATCTGTTCCAGATGAATACATGTAAGGTTGAGTATGAAATCCCTTAACTTCATTTGATTGAATGCTTGGAATATCAATGGGACGTTTGTAATATCCAGTATCATTGGATGATTCGCGGAAATTATATTCCATGATTTTTTTTGCATTCTCGGTTAAATACTTGCGATATTCCCAGTTTGATTTAATGCCGGAATTTTCTACTAAATCAGCATTTATCGATGACTCTGGTTGCCATGTGGCAGTAACTGAACGTCCATCACTCATTAATGGGGGAAATTCTGGATATTTGTTATTGGTATGGTACCCTCTGGATGATTCAGGTACGGTTTCTTTAATAATAGGGTACGCACAATCTACGCTTTGGTACATACTTGATGAACGTGAAAACATTATAATATACTAAACAGTTAGAAATTATAATACGATTTTATTCTTACATTTATGCTGATGTTTCAAGTAGTTTCAATAATTCGTGTTTCTTCATCTTACCGGCATCATTAGTGTAACCCTTTTCAACAACGACCGCTTTTAATGCTGTTATATTCATTTTTTTATAGACATCCATTGGAACTTCTTGAATTTCTACGGTGTTCTCTAAAGTTTCTTCTAATTTATCTACAATCAAATTATCTGTAGCATCTGGGTCTAATCCATTTTGAATATCAGGGTCTTGCTCATCAGTCCCTACACTTAGATCTTCTTCAGGATTGATATTTTCGTCGATCTCACCCATACCAACACTTATTACCTTTATTGGTTGAGTATCATTGAATTCTTCAGGTAAAATGACATCATCTTCACTTTCATCCTCACTTTCATCTTCACTTTCATCTTCACTTTCATCTTCACTTTCATCTTCACTTTCATCCTCACTTTCATCTTCACTTTCAGATACTAATAATTTTGGTAACTCATGTGCTTCGTAATATTGTTGTTCCGGTTCTTGTAGTGCCGGAGTGTATATTATATTTTCTGGAAGACCACCGTGTTGTACTAAAGTATTACGGTTGTTCATTTCGGTCACTATATTATTGATAATTTCAAACATAGTATCACATTTCGTTTCTAAAGCAGTAAATTTTTGTCTGAAGTGATGTACTAAATATAATATCAACACAAAGGTTACAGCCAAACTCACAAAGAAAAACGTTTCAAGCATATTAAATAATCCCATTTACATTAAAAAAACATTATATAAGAAGAAAGCAAACGAACCTACTAAATAAAATATTTTTGTATATTATATTATAAAGAATGGATTCACTATCTGGTTCCACTAAATTTATTTCGTCTGAAAATAATAGTAAAAATTATATGATATTTATTTTAGCTATCCTATTAATATTATCTCTTTTAGGGATAAACCTATTTATCATAGTAGGTAATACCGTTCAAGTAGTCATTAACATCTTCAAACCCCTTATTTACCAAATATTAGCTATTTTTGGATATACTGCGGGTACTTTGATAAATACAACTGCTGATGTTACATCCGATGTGGCACGTGCTGGAGTTGATATCGCCGAAGGTACCGTTCAATCTGTAGGAAATCTACTAAAAGACGCAAGTAAGGGAGCCGTAAATCGGAAAACAAAAAAAGACCTTGATATGGTTATAGCAGAACCAGAATCTGATGAAGCAGAAAGCCCAATACAAACGAATCGAGCATCCGTAAAATCAAGCTGGTGTTTAGTTGGCGAACATAATGGAAAACGTGGCTGTGTTGAAATAAATGATGCTTCAAAATGTATGTCAGGACAAGTATTTCCTAATGCCAAAATGTGCTTGAACCCCACATTAACACCTAATATGCAACCAAAACAAAGGGCTCAACCACATCCATTAAAAAGTATTAAGAGTAACCCTGACCGTAGCACTTGGTAATTTATCTAATGTCTAACAAAAACGATGTATTAGACATTAGAATAGTATTTACATATCAACTAATGTAAATGGAACATACGGTTGTGTACTGGGTTCAGTTGTTATCGTACATCCGGATGCGTTACTTGTATTGGTTTCAGATATATTCATGAGTATACCATAACTTATATCATATTGAACGTAAAAATCACTGGTGATATCATCATTTCCAATAAGAATTTTTAACTTTGGTGTTATATTAAAATCATAGGTATATCCTGGTTCGGTGAATAATTTGATATTGGTTATATTTAATACACCAGCATATAATGTCGCATTGAAATCATCCACATTATTCGAAATATCAAATGTCATTGAACTAATATTGCTATCATATGTCATTGAACTAATATTGCTATCATATGTATAATCAATAATACTATTGACATTTTGTACGTAATACTCATTGTATTTTACTACAAAATCAAAAGGAGTTACTTCATCTAATGTTATAATTAGATTATTATAGGATATATCTCCGTCAATCAGCTTCTTACCGGTTATATTGAACCCTATAGGAATACTCATTCGATAAGTATACACAGGAAGGTCTATTTTTTCGGTTATATTCAATGATATTAATACTTTCTCTTCATCATCATTAAAATATATGTTATTAACTGGTGTTGGTGGATACAATTCCCATTTATCTTTTATTTCTGATTGTGATATACCATTCGGTTCTGTACCAGTTTCATAATTATATAATGGAACATCTTTATCAAGATATAAATCAATGGATGGTCCAGGAACACCAGAAGCACCGCTCTTGGTACGTATTATACCAGCATCAGGACAATCCAATACACGACTACTCGCGCGACGAGATCCCATCATCGCATTTTTATATAACTCCTTTTTTGTGAATTTGCCTTGTTTTGTAGATTGTTTGTTACCTGCGTATTTCAATATTTCTGCTTTTCTTCTCATATTTAAATCAAATGATGTATATTGTCCGCTCAAATACGGATTATTATCTTCACCTAAAATGGTCCTTCTTGGGGGAGGGAACGAAAATAAAAACTGTTTTTTTCTCTGTGTAACAAACGTACATAAAGAAACATCAGGGTCTGCCATAGTATATTATATTATCACTTATATTATACTATGAGATTGTTAGTTGAAAATTCTAATATTTGGATGAATACCAGTAATTAGATAAATATTTAAATCCTTTCTGTGCTCCCATATCATTTATCACTGATAAATTTGGACCACTTGACACAATATGATTAATCTCAAAAATATTCAATGCACGATTATAATACCTTAAAGCTGATAATTTTCCCATAAACCCACCATTCTGTGCGATATAAATATCACCGTAGTTTTGTTTTGGTGTATCCAGCATTTCAAGACGACTTGCGATGATTCCATTCACATATACATCCACTTTTGTATTCATTGCGCGGATGGCTACATGAACCCATTTTTTTAATGGCACATTATCTATATCAATAGTATTAGGGTTTCCGGTAGTGCTATCAGGTGCTTTTACAGAATCCATAATAATATGAAGTTTATTTGTCATTGGAGAAACATACATACCAGGAGCATTATTTACACTGGCAATATTTGTAACGGGGTCAAATCCACCATTACCCTTACTGAATATATGTTGATACTTACTATCACTTTTGTTTAAATCATCTATATATATCCAAGAAGACCAAGTAAACTCTAAGCCTTCTGATTCATTATTGGACTTATATATTGGTTTACTTTCCGTGTTCTTAGGGTCTTGAGGAACTATCATATCATTTGTACCATCAATCATACCATCAATTATATAAGGTGACTGACTTGGTCTTGTAAAATAACTTATCATACTTATACCCAAATTCATTAAAAATAGAAACACAATTAATACCAAAATAATAAATGCGAATTTTGCGATTATAGTATTTGAATATAAGAAACCAGTAGTAGCACCGACTCCTACAGCCGCTTCGGTTGAGAATTCATCGAATTTATTTGTCAGATTATCCTTAGCTTGGTCATATCCTTCACCTACCGCCTGAATTCCACTTTGAATACTTTGATTAAATGTATTCAATGGACTTGGACTTGGATTTTGTTGAAAATTCATTACGTTTTATATATTATATAATAGATATATAAAACATTTGATTTACATCAATGAGAACTTTTTTATTTCTTCATTGTTTTGTAAAATAGATAAATCAATACCAATATCGTTTAATGCGGATGCCATTTTACTTGAACCGTTACCTTTCATGTATACATCCCATGCGGTTTCTGGGTCAATTGGAGTCGTCCATCTTCTAAACCGGGTAGCATACGCGTCAAATGCTACACCTTCTTTTCCTAAATATACAGGTACTTCTTTACCGGGTGGGACAATAGGAATAGCACTACCGTTATTTTCGGTTTTCTTAAAAAAACGCTGAGAACGAACTAATTTACCATCAATATAAGCGTCCGCAAATTGGTTATCCATACTAATTGTAACATTTACCCATTTCTGAAGAGGAAAATTATTAGTGATAATCATTGGTTCGGTAGTAGTATCATTCATTGTAACATCCAGTTTCAATACAGGAGAGGTTTTATCTAAATATAATTTTAAATTATCGTCACGAGAAAAAATGACTTTGTCTATGTCATTATCCCACGTATTTACATATATCCATACTGAATGTGCGTAACGTGTATTTTTGGGACCACTTATATCTGAAATAGCTGGTACTGGTGTTAATAAACTGGCAGTTTGTACTAATTCAGAAGAACTATCTGTATAATAAGCATATAACACATATAATAATACTAAAATAGCTACTATCAAAATTATGGTAATTGTATCCATTATATACTTTACAATTATAAATTATTTGTAGGCGGGTTTTTTTTCATCAATAAATTATATGAATTTACTACTTGTGAACGTGTTAAATTCCCTACATAATATCGTACATTACTGATAGCACCATCTATACCGTCATTCGCACCAATTACTATCGTATCATTCGCAGTATATACTGGTGGATTGTCATGTTTGAATCTATACGTTTTATCTAATGAACCATTTACAAATAAATCAACCGAATTTGCTGTATAATTAAAGATAAACTGATTCCATTTTTGAGTATCTACTTCAATTATGTAATTATTGTCATCACTAACTTGTGAGTTTGTAAAATAGACCTTTAATGTTTCTTTTTCATTATGAGGTTCCTTTTTTACGTAGGTTATCTTAGGTACTCCATTACCATAATTAAATATAGGGGTTTCATTTGCATAAGAAAATTTATTTTCAGAATGGGCGTTTATCATTATCCACATTGATAAACTATAATTTTTGCGATATACCACTGGTGAGTTTACATCGTCTTTTTCTGCGGTTAATTTTAAATCATAACTTGAAATGAGTGGTTTTTCTATATCCAGAAACGCTGAACCTTCTAATAAAGGAGTTCCTTGTTTTACACTAATTTTTGATATAATTGTGGGAATGTAATTATAAAGGAATATCAAAACGATTTCAGTTATAAACAAATAATATACCACATTTGTCGTTAGTTCAAGCTCTTTACGTATGTAATTATATAAATCCAAAATAAGGCATGGAACGTAAAAAAATAGATGAACGAAAAACCCACCCCATCCTTCTTGTGTTTTTAAGTAATTACTATAAAAATAAAACACGATTGCTAACCCAATTAAGATACCAAATGACAGTATACCGGATATGATATAATTCGCAATGGAGAAAGCTGAATCATTAATATTTGAATAAAAATAAAATACTGTCCCAAACAAGGATACAATAGTTCCTATAATCACACCAATATAATAGCCATTATTTAATGATTCTTTTCCTAAAAACACAGTAGGAATTAAAAATATCAAACCTACTACTAATGGAAATAAATAATTATTGTATCCGGTCGTTAGTGACAAAGGGTCTTCGGAAGATTTCATTAATGTTATTACAAAATAAATCAGAAATCCAAAAGTAAGTATATATTTCAAGATTGGCATTATGTTGGGTCCATTCAATAAGTCCATATTTATTATACAATATACATATAATAAATATTATTGGGATTCCTATTACAAGTTCTCCATGGTTGTCTTTTTTCCGTGACATTCACGACATAAAGCAACTAAATTATCTACATGATTACTTCCGCCATATTCTAATCTTACCACATGATCTACTTCAAACCAAGCGGTTAATTGGTTTTGACAATCGCCACATTTCCAATTTTGTCTGGATGCTACGAACTTCTTTTTCGTTTCACTAACCGAACGCTTTGTTGATTTTTTACCCGAATTCATGATTCTATCTTCCGATATTTGAGATGGATTCGATAGAGCCATCATTGGATGATTGTCATTTCCCGAAACAAAACCCTGTTTCGAAGTGAAATCCAGTATGGGTGAAATTATATTCGACGCATTTTTATCAATGGGTAAATATTTAATATAATCACCGGATGTGGTGACTATCTCACGCGCACGTAATGGATTTTTTTTTATTAAAATATAAAACATCAATGCACCGAAAGCGATTCCTGCCATCTGATAATATTTTTTCCATGATAACATTAGAGCCATATACTTACCATCGGTGTAGACGTTTGCAATACAAAATCCAGCTACTAATAATATTACTAATTCAAATCTCATGTTATCCTTACTTCTTCTTATATTATCTATACACATTTTCAAGCGGGCTATTCATAGTATACATAAATCAAAAACGCACATATCAATATTAGTGCTAAATGAATATAATGCTTATTCAAATTTAATTTACTGCTTATATACACTGGTTTTGGTAAATATTCATTACGATATTTTTCAAGAGCACGTGGTAATGATATTTCCTCTTTTCCTAATAATACATTGAATTTGTTGTGGATAAAATGGACCCATCTCACAAACGAGTCACGGTTGTCTAAATACGGGGATACTGGATACTTATCTAACATTTCACTAAACTTGTTTCCCATTTCCTCAATAGGTATAAATAGTGGCACATTCTGAATAAAATCATAATACTTCTTCTTGGTTACATCATTTGGGGTTTTGGGATAAGACTCCGCTACTGTATGTAAAAAAAACCAATAATGAGGTCCCCATACTTCCGGATGAAATATCATTTTGTATACACGTTAGTAATATTTATTTTTTACAAATACAACTATTTTGTAAAAAGGGTGTAAAGATTACTTTGTGTAAAATAATAGATAAATGGCAGATAACTATTGTAATAATTGTGGAAAACACGGACATAGCTATAACCAATGCAAATTACCAATAACCAGTTTAGGTTCTATTGCCTTTCGTATTTTTGAAAATAAAATAGAATATTTAATGATACGCCGTAAAGACACATTAGGATTCATTGATTTCATGCGTGGAAAATATACATTGACAAATAAAGATTACATAATGAATATGTTAAAACAAATGACGAATGCTGAAAAACATAAATTGAATACATGTACGTTCGACCAATTATGGAACGATATATGGGGTAATGTGAATGCGATTAATCAATACAAATCAGAAGAAATTTCATCCAGAAACAAATTTAATCATTTAAAACAAGGAGTTCAATACAAGTCAAATAAGTATTCTTTACCTGAAATGATTGAGGAGAGTAATCAATACACAATATGGGATGAACCTGAATGGGGATTTCCTAAAGGGCGGCGAAATTATAATGAATCTGATTTAGATTGTGCTTTACGAGAATTTAATGAAGAAACCGGGATTGATATGAAGTCCATAAAGCTAATTGATAACATTTTCCCTTTTGAAGAAATTTTTACTGGTTCTAATTATAAATCTTACAAACATAGATATTTTATCACGTATGTTGATAGTAAAAAGAAGATTAACATAAATAATTATGAAAAAACGGAAGTGAGTAAAATGGAATGGAAAACATACGAAGATTGTATGGCATCTATTCGTAGCTATAATTTAGAAAAACAGTCTATGCTTACTAAAATAAATAACACCCTATCAAAATATAGTATATCATGCTATTGTTAAAATACACGCCTTTTTTATCTACATATATCTTAATATATATAGAGTATCACCATTTTATGAATAACACCATTAAAAATAAATCTGTACCAAAAAATAACACACGTAAAAGATGCCCTAAGGGAGAACGTTGGAATAAAGAACAAAATAAATGTTTACCACGTGTTATAAATAATGCGGTCGCAAATACTACCAGTTGTTCTAAAAAATATGAACCGCAAACGCCACAACAGCAAAAGAGAATGGATGATTTATCCGAACAAGTTAAAACTCGAAATCTTAGTACCAAAGATTTGAGAAATATGATATCTGACCTTATTGGTGAAGAAAGAGGGATTCATAAAAACCAAATATTAGGTGCTCGAATGACAGACGAATTGATACGATTGATTATATGCTTAGAAAATAGACCTGAACCTGAAGTGGCATCATCACCTGAACCTGAAGTGGCATCATCACCTGAACCTGAAGCGGCACCATCACCTGAACCTGAAGTGGCACCATCACCTGAACCAGAAGTGGCACCATCACCTGAACCAGAAGTAGCATCATCACCTGAACCAGAAGTGGCATCATCACCTGAACCTGAAGTAGCACCATCATCTGAACCAAATGATACAATAATGGATGATGTAGAACTACCCGCAGATATACAAAATATACAAAATCAGATTGGAATAGAACCAGGTGATATGGATTCCAAAGAATATAATCAATATTTAGCTAAAAAAGAAAAACTTGAATATGATAATAACGATGACACGTATGATTTCCTTTATCCACAATTAAATGACCCTAATTTTAGTGAAAAAATAGCATTGCGTAAAGAATTCAACGATACAAAATTCGATGGTGAAATTAAAGATATCAAAAAACAAGCAGAAATACTATGCAAAGCAGACTTTGAGTTGTTACCGCATCAAATGTTTGTTAAAAACTTCCTTTCACTACAAACACCATATAACTCTCTTTTGTTATATCATGGATTAGGAACAGGGAAAACGTGCAGTGCTATTGGAATTGCCGAGGAAATGAGACACTTTATGAAACAAGTAGGTGTAAAACAAAAAATATTAATTGTTGCTTCACCTAACGTTCAAATCAACTTTCGTCTTCAATTGTTCGATGAACGAAAATTAAAATTAGACGGAGAACAATGGAATTTAAACACATGTGTAGGGAATTCATTATTAACTGAGATTAATCCTACTAATTTAAAAGGCATTTCTAAGGATAAAATTACATCACTCATTTATTCTTTAATTAACAAATACTATTCTTTTGTAGGATATACTGAACTATCACACTACATACAAAATAAAACAGTCCCTCCTGATAATGTGAATTATACCGCAGCACAAAGAAAAGAATATAAATTAAAAAGAATCCAAAAGTACTTTGATAATCGACTTATTATCATTGATGAAGTACATAATATTCGTCAAGGAGATGACAATAAAGATAAGAAAAAAACATCTTCATTATTATTAAATGTATGTAAATATGCTAACAATCTTCGTCTTCTTCTGTTATCTGCTACACCTATGTATAACAGCTATAAAGAAGTCATATGGCTTACAAATCTTATGAATGTGAATGACAATCGTAGTACTATTTCTGAAAGTGATATATTTGATAAAAATGGTAATTTGATTGAATCCACTACTGATGATAATGATAATGTATCTGAAAGTGGAAAGGAGTTATTAATGCGTAAATTGACTGGATATGTTTCATTTGTCCGTGGAGAAAATCCTTATTCATTTCCATATCGCATTTATCCTGAGACATTCGACAATACTCGCACTATGGATTTAGAAAATTACCCGACCAAACAAATGAATAATCGTGAGATAACCGCACCATTAAAACATACACCCGTATATACAAATTCTATAGGAGACTATCAATTAAAAGGATACAATTATATTATTGAAAGTATACGAAACATGTCTACAATAAAAGCACAAGATGGAGATGAATCAGTACAACAAATACCGACATTTGATAATATGGAATCGTTTGGATATACTTACTTAGAACGACCTCTCCAGTCATTGGATATTGTTTACCCTAATAAAGAGTTTGATAAAATAATGAATGGAGAACCTACTACTATGAATTCGGAAGATGTTGTGAAACGAATTGTAGGTAAAAATGGTCTTATGAATATAATGAGTTATAAAACTACAGAACAAATACGCTATAATTTTCAATACAAACCGGATACCATTGATAATTATGGTCGTATTTTCAGTCCAGATGTCCTTCCTAAGTATAGCGGTAAGATTTCTTCAATATGTAATACCATTATGAAATCGAAAGGTGTTATCATTGTATATTCTCAGTATATCGATGGTGGAGTTGTACCAGTCGCACTTGCGTTGGAAGAATTAGGATTTACCAGATATGGAAGCTCTAATTATACAAAACCTTTATTTTCAGAACCACCCACAGAACCCATTGATTCTATATCCATGAAACCTAAATCCAACGTTAAAGGTAATTTTAAACAAGCAAAATACGTAATGATTACTGGAGATAAGCTATTCTCACCAGACAATCTAAGTGATATTAAGCACATTACAAATACCGATAATAAAAACGGTGAAAATGTTAAGGTTATTCTTATTACAAAAGCAGCGGCAGAAGGTCTGGATTTTAAAAATGTTCGACAAGTACATATTATGGAACCATGGTATAATAATAATCGTACCGAACAAATTATTGGACGAGGAGTACGTAATCTAAGTCATTGTAATTTACCTTTTGAAGAACGCAATGTAGAAATTTATCTACATGTAACAGAACCTATATCAGACAACCAAGAAGAACCTGCTGACTTATATGTATATCGTTTCGCTGAAAAAAAATCAGAATTAATAGGAAATGTAACACGTGTTATGAAAGAAATCTCGGTTGATTGTCAATTAAATATCGAACAAACTAATTTTACTATTGATAAATTAACACAAATGGCTCAAAATAAAGATATACAGATTCAGTTATCCAGTAATTCTAAGAACAAAATCCCATTTACAATTGGGGATAAACCATTTACTCCCATATGTGACTATATGGATAATTGTAATTATCAATGCTATTCTAAGAATGAGGCCAACAATTCAGATATTGTGAATCATACATATAGTGAAGAGTTCGCACGTATCGGGTTTTCAGCTATTGTAAAACGTATTCGAAATTTATTCAAAGAACAATTCTTTTATACGAGAAACGATTTGATTAAGTCCATTAATATAATTAAAAAATATCCAAAAGAACAAATCGATTTCGCACTTACACGATTCGTTAACAATAAAAACGAAATACTTGTAGATAAATATGGAAGAAATGGTTATTTAATTAACAAAGATAAATATTATGTATTTCAACCCATGGAAATTACCGATGAATATGCGTCTTTAATTGAACGGTCTATACCTATCGCATTCAAACCCAATAATCTTGAATTAGAATTACCTGTCAAAATGACTTCTCCAACCCAAGAACGTACTATTGACACTACGCGATCTGACTATGCTACACTTATTGAGACACTTACTCATAATATTACTAATACTACCAATACTGAAAATATTAAATCTGGAGATAATGACTGGTATAAAAATTACAGTAAGGTTTATCCACTACTTATTGAGAACAATTTCAGTAAAAAACAACTTGATAAATACGTTATACATCACTTTTTAGATTTATTACCTATACAAGATAAAGTTACCGTTATTAATCATATATTTAAAGATGGGGTTAATCTAACCGATGATGACAAAATTATCAAACAATATTATAACAACTTTATTACTGATGATAATATTATTGTTCTCATCGATTCATTAAATAATAAACAACCTTTTCAAATATACACATTGAATACCGACAACACTCCCATATGGAACAAAGTTGAAAGTGAAGATCTCAACAAATACAAACATATACTCAAAAAATTTGTAGTCGCACCATCTAATATAAATAAATCAATCTTTGGGTTTATCGCCAAAGATAGTAAACAAAATATCATATTCAAAACACGTACATTAACGGATAAGCAACGAAATATAACGGGGTTTAATTGTAGTACCGCAGGAAAAAATGATGTTATTAAAAAGATGAACGACTTACCGGTCACATTAAACATGAATTACGATAAAATTTTGAAGCAAGGGACATGTGTCATTTTTGAACTTATATTCAGAAAACTTGATGAAGAAAGTAGTGGAAAACGATGGTTTTTTGACACTGTTTTACGTAACAAGAATGTAGATACATTTATAGGTGTTTCTCGTTCATAAACTTTCAATATAGAAAATTGAAATTTCCATATTGAACCAAAACTACATAAAAGATAATATATTCCTATATTAGTAACTATGGATAAACAATCAAATACGCAAGGAGTCTATTCTAATGAATTGCTCACCAGAAAAGTGTTTTTAACAATGGACCAAGTCGGTCAAAATATAAAACAGAATTTAGAACGAAGTATATCATATAGTATTGAAGGTAAATGCACTCAAGATGGATATATTAAACCGAATTCGGTTCGTGTAAATACATACTCCGCAGGTGTTGTCAATAACGAAAAGATTGAATTTCAAACGGTATTTGAATGCATGGTATGTCATCCTGTTGAAGATATGGTTATTGACTGTAAGGTTAAAACCCTTACTAAAGCAGGAATACATGGAGAAGTCATTGATAATGAAGGAAATATGCCAGTTACCGTGTTTATTGCGCGAGACCATCATTTTACAAACAAACAATTTGGAGCTGTTGAAGAAAACAGTGTAATCACAACAAAAATTATTGGTATCCGTTTTGAATTAAATGATCCATATATTTGTGCTATTGGTACATTGGATACTGAGACTAATAAAAAGTAAGAATAATGGTTACATATTTACAAAATGTTTATTCATATTTAGAAATTTCTATCCATTATGTATATTTAATACATAATGGTAAATTTTTTAATGTCAGGACGTGGAAAACCACGTAATACTAACGAACAAGCTAAACGTATCGCTGCTGAGAAAGCCGCTGCTGAGAAGGCTGCTGCTGAGAAGGCTGCTGCTGAGAAGGCTGCTGCTGAGAAGGCTGCTGCGGAGAAGGCTGCTGCTGAGAAGGCTGCTGCTGAGAAGGCCGCTGCTGAGAAGGCCGCTACTGAGAAGGCTGCTGCTGAGAAGGCTGCCGCTGAGAAGGCTGCTGCTGAGAAGGCCGCTGCTGAGAAGGCTGCCGCAGAGAAGGCTGCCGCTGAGAAGGCCGCCGCTGAGAAGGCCGCCGCTGAGAAGGCCGCTGCTGAGAAGGCTGCCGCAGAGAAGGCTGCCGCAGAGAAGGCTGCCGCAGAGAAGGCTGCCGCAGAGAAGGCCGCTGCTGAGAAAGCCACAGCAGAACAAGCCGCCGCAGAAGAGAATGATGAAGAACACATCAAGATTGAGCCTGTAGAATAATTTTGTTTTGTATGTTTTTACTTAAGAAATTCCATAATAAATTCAACATACATTTACCGTAAGAATTTAGATTCAATAATGTAATATCTTGTAAAGAATCTCCATAGGTTTTACTAGATATCAGTTTTGCCAATTCAATCCCTAATTTTAATTGTGTAAAGTGTTTCCAACCAAATCCTTTACTATCAAATATCCAACTCCACTTCTGTCCTTCCAACGAATCCAATGTATCTTTATAATGCTTTATAATACCAACTGAATCATTGTATTTGATTGCGTTTGCCGGGCATGTATAAAAAGTATGAATTCCATTATATTCACTTACCTTTGAAAATGAATGGCTATTCGGACATTCATCGCATATTTTACAAACATAATTCATTTAACTTTGTAAAATATAAAATTTGAGAGTATCAAACGATTCTAAAATTGAAATTATTGAATATATTTTAATACAAGCATATATTACAACAATGAAATCAATAATTATTGAAGGGTACAAAGGAGTTATGCCTCTTGATTTAACTGATGTTGATCCGAAATATCATAAAATTATGATAGACCAACATAAAGAAGACATAAAAGAATATAATCGGTATCAACAGAGTTTACCATTTCGTTTACAGTATGAAAATACAACAAAAAAGGCCAAGAATTTATTACAAAGCGACCAAGAATGGACAACACGTATTTCCGATAAAAAACGATTGGAACAATCCGATGTTGATACGAAATACCATGAAAGACAGCAGTTGTATTTACAATCGATACAACATTATGAATTAAAAAATGTCGACAAAACAAGCAACCACTACAATAATACTACTAATTCTTAAATTAAATAGTTTTACGCTAAAAAAGTAAAAAATAATACAAAAAAGAAATGGCTACGATTTGAAAAAAAGGACATTTTATAAATGTCCATTTTTGATAAGTTCAAGATAGTTTTGTTTTAATACTTTTTCAAAATGGAGTTTATGAGGATATCGCAGTATTTTTGAAATTTATGGTGAAAATTGTATTAGCATAATTTTTTGGTATATTAATGCGGAGGATGTTTAGGAACATTATATGTAGTCTTTATATAGACTACAAAATGACTACTATGAGTAATACAAAAAACTATACATGTATTTCATGTGACTATATTACCAGTCGTAAATCACAATATGACCGTCATTTAACTACACGTAAACACGTGTTGACTACAAACAGACTACAGTTAAATACACGTGATTATGTATGTGAATGTGGTAAAGAATACAGTTGTAGACAGAATTTGTTTCGACACAAACAGAAGTGTAAAGGAGTAGTACAAGAACAAACACAAGTCCCACCCCCATTGGATTCATCCTTGGTAATAGAGTTATTGAAGCAGAACCAAGAATTCAAGGAATTGATGATAGAGCAACATAAGCGAATGACGGAACAGCAAGATACAATTATAGAGTTATCAAAGAATGCAGGAAATACGACAAACAACAATACAATCAACAATACAACTAATAACAACAAATTCAATCTCAATGTATTTTTGAATGAGACATGTAAAGACGCCATCAATCTGAATGATTTCATTCAATCAATAGAACTAACTGTAAATGATTTTATAAAAACAGGAGAAGTAGGATATGTGAGAGGCATATCGGATATTATGTTAGAGCGTATCCGTGATATGCATCCCCATGTAAGACCAATCCACTGTACGGATTTAAAACGAGAAACGGTCTATGTAAAAGATTCTAATGTATGGGCGAAGGAAGATGAAACCAAAAAGCATTTAAGGAAAGCCGTCCGCATAGTAGCGAATAAGAACAAAGCCCAAGTGCATCCATGGATAGCTGAAAATCCTAAATACGATATATTAGATACACCGGAATGCGATAAGTTCTTTGAATATTCGAAGGCATCATTAGGAGGTTATGGTAAGGAAGAAGATGAAAAGTTCGAAAAGAAGATAATCAACAATATATTGAAGGAAACAGTTATTGATAAGAATCTAATATCAAATTAGTTTATCAAAATCATTTAAAGTTTATGTGACTGTTATTATATAATGGCAACCGTAGACGTAAATAAGTTAGAAGATTTGAAAGAAAAGATAGAAGCATTAAGTAAATTTCAACAAGTGGAAATACTAAAAATTCTGTCAAAGAATATGTGTAAGTTAAACGAGAACAAAAGCGGTATCTTCGTAAATATGACATTTTTAGAAACTGACGTAATAGAAGAAATTGAAAAGTACATGTCATACGTGGAAGACCAAGCAGATACATTTCAGACAGTGGAATATCAAAAAGAAGAGTTTAAAAACATTATTCTAGAGCACGAACAACCTGAAAATACAATTGCATATAGATATGCGTAAATGAGATAAAGAGATGTAACTATGCTTACATAGTAACCTATAATGAATGAATTTTGTAATAACCTATTTTTTTATGACAAACCACCTATTGAATTGTCACAAATAATCACAAGTTTGAAGCCACATATGTATACAAACGATACCATTTTGCCCGATAAAACTCCACCAAAAGAAGTAAATATCATTGAACCACAAAAACCTCCAGAACAGAATTTACCCGAAAAAGCGAAATTAGTTCCAATTGATACAATAAGTCCAAATAAAAAGGACAGTTTGTTTTGGTGTTTATATATAATTTCATATGGATATTCCGATTTCATGCAAGTAACACGAAATCATCGAGTAAGACAGTTGGAAGTACAAAAAGAAGTGATAGATTTAATTCAGAAGAACAAAAATATAATGAAAAATACAAACATGAAATTTACAAATGTAGCAACGCAGGAATTAACGTCAGATTTATTAAGTATAACCAAAGATATTAATTATTGCGTAGCAATGGCACTATGTGTATTATACAAAATCAACATTAATTTGATAGATAGAGAAAAAGGCGTATATATAAAATTCGTTTCGAATACTGATATTGAATTACCGACATATGCTATCTATCGCGAGGACACATATAGATACAGCGTAGATATTGAGCCATTGACTTCAGATAAGATGGAAAACATGAACGAATTAATATGTTTAGAAAGTTATCTGACACCATTAAAGACGATTTCCAATTACAAAATAAATGAGCTAATGGAAACTGCGAGCCAATTAGGTTTATTAAACGACGATAAAAAATACAAAAAGAAAGAAATCTACGACCTTATTTACAATAAAATTCGTTGGTAGTAAAGATACAAAATTGAAATTGATATAAAATAATATATGAATTAATATATATTATATTATGCCCGAAAATACAGATAGGGAACCTATGAAGAAATCCAACTATCAAGATAAACCAGTTCGTACGATGAAGCAAAATAAAGAAGAATTTGAACGAATTGTAGGACAGTATTTAGCGAGTAACCCTGTATTTTCCCAAAACAATAAAGTAAGCGAACTTGAAGTAAGATTCGGTACAAATCCCAAAGTAGCGAAACCTATTAATAAAATGGGCTATGATAATGTGGTAAAACAATTATATGCGTGTGGATTTAAACCCGAAAATAGTCGTGGAAATCAGATATTACGTATCCAGAATGAATATGTAGATAATCGTACAGGAGCAACAAAAATGTCAAATATACGTGCTGAAATTGTAGGAACCGATTTAATTCAAGAATACTGCCGTACAAATAACCTTCAAAAAGTGATTGATATGCCATCTACATTGTTTAATAAAATAAAATTCACACAAAAGCAATCAGCTTCTGATAATAAAGGTGAATATATCCGTAAATTAGATATGGAGGATTTCAACTTTCGTGTTTCATATCAAACCGAACAAGATTTCAATATTCAATCTGGTGTAGGAAGGAATATCATATCTAAATGGGTTGATTCTAAAAAGTTATTTCGGTCCATGAATCGTGTGAGGTTTTATCATGATGAATATCCTATATTTGCGGATTTAAGTATAGTAAAGGGTTCAAAACGCATGAATCGTATTCCTATTCCTCAATATACAATTCAAGAAGCTGAAGTGTTTTCCGGACAAGAAAGTTACGAGGTAGAATTAGAAATAGATAATTCAAAAGTAGGAATGGGTACTGTATATGATAATACCGCAAGTTTGATGAACGATTTACGTAAATGTATACGTATTGTTTTGAGTGGATTACAAGAAAGTAAATATCCAATCCCATATAGCGAACAAGAAACCGTATTACATTCGTATATGCGTATGATTCGCGGAGCAGATTACCAAGTAAAGCGTGTATATCCCAAGGATTTTATTGGACCTGGTTCATTTACTCTTCAATTGGAGAATATTATTGCTCCCATAGAGGATTCATCTATAGTAAATATAAGAAATAATTATTGTGTAACAGAAAAGGCAGATGGAGACAGAAAATTATTATATATTTCAACCAATGGTAAAATTTATTTGATTGATACAAATATGAACGTGGTATTTACAGGTTCAAAAACAAACGAAAAAACCATATTTAATAGTTTATTAGATGGAGAACATATACGCGAAGATAAACATGGTAAATATTTGAATTTATTTGCCGGATTTGATCTATATTATGTGAATGGTAAATCGGTTCGTGAATTTCCTTTTATAAATTACTTAATTCAAGATGATATAGTAGAGGGACAAGAAGAGGGTGAAATGGTTTCAAAGAAATTTCGTCTTGAACTACTAAGTGAGCTTATCGAATTATTAAAGCCAATCTCAATATTAGAAACGGGTTCCACTGATGAAGTAGTCCCAAAGGAGAATAAACGGTCAACCGATTTAATTGTAAAGTGTAAAGGGTTTAATGCTGCGAGTGAATATGGTAATATATTTGCGGCTTGTTCTAAAAAATTATCAGATATAAATGATGGCCTATTTGAGTATACCACAGATGGATTGATTTTTACACCAATGGATTTACCTGCCGGAGGTAATAGTGTAAATGGTTCACCCGGACCATTATATAAATCAACTTGGGAAAAATCATTTAAATGGAAACCTGCCGAGTTTAATACAATTGATTTCTTAGTCTCAGTGAAGAAGGATAAAACAGGACGTGATGAAGTTCACCATATTTTCCAAGACGGTCGTAATTTGGAGGGAAATCAGGAAGTAATCCAATACAAGACATTGGTATTAAGGTGTGGTTTCGATGAAAAGAAACATGGTTATTTGAACCCATGTCAAGACATACTGAATGATAAGTTACCATCCCCAGATGACTTGGATAACAATGACACTTATAAACCTGTTCCATTTCAACCAACAAGTCCTTATGATGAAACCGCCCATTTATGTAATATTATATTGAAGGGTGATGAAACAAATCTATATATGATGACTGAAGAGAATGAGTATTTTGAAGATGATACGATAGTGGAATTCAAATATGTAATGGATAATGACGATGGATGGAAATGGGTTCCATTGAGAGTAAGATATGACAAGACAAGTGAATTACGTGCTGGTATGAAAAACTACGGTAATGCGTATCATGTTGCGAATAATAATTGGCATTCTATTCATCAACCAATCACGGAAACGATGATTTCTACGGGAGAAAATCTCCCGGAATACGAACACAATGATGATGTATATTACAATCGTTCAAGTGATGAAACAAGCACCCAAGGATTGCGTGATTTTCACAATTTAGTTGTCAAAAAGAACCTAATAATAGGGGTATCTGAACGGGATGATACATTAATTGATTACGCTGTAGGAAAGGCAGGTGACATGGCAAAATGGATACGTTCTAAAATAAAATTTGTGTTAGGTGTAGATGTGTCTCCGGATAATATTCATAATCAAGTTGATGGTGCATGTGCCCGATTCATTCGAGCAAACAAAAAATATACAAAGATGCCAAAGGCATTGTTTGTGACTGGCGATAGTAGTCGCAATATTCGTAATGGTGATGCTGTAGATACAGAAAAGGATAAACAAATAATAAAAGCAGTATTTGGAAATGGTCCCAAAGACATTTCATTATTGGGTAAAGGTGTATATAATCAATATGGTGTAGCAGAAACCGGATTCAATGTAAGTTCATGTCAATTCGCAATTCACTATTTCTTCAAAAATAAGACGACCTTCCATAACTTTATTCGTAACATTGCTGAATGTACGAAAATCAACGGTTACTTTATTGGTACTTGTTATGACGGAAAACACGTATTTAATCTTCTTGAAAATAAAAATAAAAACGAAGGAATCACAATATTGAAAAATGAACGTAAAATCTACGAGATTACAAAAATGTATGATAAAACTGGATTCCCTGATGATGAAATGAGTTTAAATTATGCTATCAATGTGTATCAAGAAAGTATTAATAAGGTATTCCGTGAATACTTGGTAAACTTTGACTATTTAACTCGTATTATGGATGATTATGGATTTGTCTTAGTAACCAAAGAAGAGGCGACCGCAATGGGATTACCAGATGGTACTGGATTATTCTCTGAATTATATTCCTCTATGGAACAAGAGATCCAGCAATATCCTAATCGTAAAAATGATTATGGAAAAGCACCTTACATGTCACCAGAAGAAAAACAAATATCATTTATGAATCGTTATTTCGCATTCAAAAAGGTACGTAGTTTGGATGTAAAAAAGATGTCTGATATTATATTAAATAATGATGAAAACACACGCACAATAGTAGACAATATAATGGATGATAACAAAGAAGAGGAAGAAGAAGAGGTTAGTCCAATTAAAAAAAAGAAAGTTACAAGAAAATTAAAGAAAGATAAATTTTGTTTGGAATAGAAAGTTTATTTCAAGAATGTAAAAAACAATATAGAAATATTTATATGATAACTATTAGCTATAATAATTGTTATCATAAATGTCATATTATCAACTACCACGAGTAAATTTTTTTATATCAAAAAATATAGATTATATTGTTGATGATAAGAGCCCTGACATAATGATATCTCATTCATTATCAAGGTATTTATATGAGATAAAACAACGACTTGAAACAATCGAACATGATTGGGATATTCATAAAAAGTATACAAATCCATATGAGTACATACATACGAATGTGCCTCATAAAAAAAAATGCGTTTCTAAATATAACCCATTATCAAGGTCTTATTTTAAAATGATAGAAATAGTAAATACATTTGGATTACGTTTTGATTCGAAACCCATACACACATTTCATATTGCTGAGGGACCTGGTGGATTTATTGAAGCAATGGTACATATGCGCAATTGTAGTCATGATAGTTATATTGGTATGACAATATTAGATGACAAAAGTGACCCAAATATACCTGCTTGGAAGAAAACCCAAAACTTTTTACAAAAGAATCCAAATGTATATATTGAACGCGGTAAGGATAAAACCGGGGATATATTGAAATTAGAGAATTTCGTATATTGTAAAGAAAAATACGGTTCTTCTATGGAGTTAATAACTGGAGATGGTGGTTTTGATTTTTCAGTTGATTTCAATAATCAAGAAGTACATATTAGTGATTTATTGATGGCTCAAGTGTTCTATGCCTTAGTTATGCAGAAAAAAGGAGGTAGTTTTATACTTAAGATTTTTGATTCTTTTATGAATCATACATTAGATTTATTGTATATATTATCATCTTTTTACGAATGCGTACATATAATAAAACCATATACAAGTAGATATGCCAATTCTGAAAAATATGTAGTATGTAAGGGTTTTTTATATTCAAATAATAGTACTTTCTATGATGTATTGTATAATGCGTTCGTGAAAATGACTAATAACAAAGGGAAACAGCACGTTAACCGGTTTTTGAATATACCGCTTTCTTACCATTTTATAATAAAAATGGAGGAATATAATGCTGTATTCGGACAACAACAACTTGAAAATATACATTATACCATCTCGTTAATAGAAAGCAAATATAAACACGATAAATTAGAACAAATCGCTAAAACAAATATATCAAAATGTGTACATTGGTGTTGTAAATACAATGTTCCTCATTTGAAAGATCTATAAAATTTATAATAATTATATAAATTTTATATGTTAGCATTTAACCTTGGATAGAAACATTAGGGCAATTACGTTGCTCGCCAGTAGATGTAAATGTGGGTGTTTTGGGAAGTGGATAACCCAATTTGTCTTTTACAGTATATCCATTAGCGGGTACACCATACGCAAGAGCATTTGCAACATGTGGACCAAATGAATTTCTATAACTGGATGCTGAATTTGTAATCGCATTGTATTTCAAACGAGTAATACGAGAACTGGCTGAAACCGCACCCTGTTGAGCGTACTGATGATTGTTAGGTTTGTAATAAACACGGTTATATCGGGGTTTGATAGCAGGTCCATCAACTGAATTAGATGAAACGATATAAACATTATATATTTTATTTTCGTCGAAAGAAGGATTGGCAGAAGGATATGAACCGGCAGTAAACCCTACAAGTGTTTTAAAATCATTATCTAATATATTCACAATAGGTATAACTGGTGCTTCCGGAACGTTCCAGACAGGAGGTCTGGTTCCTGAATTAGTTTCAATTTCAGGTTGAACTAATCCTTGATCGTTTATACTATCGTTTGAAATAAATTCTATCTGTAATTCAACTAACTTGGTTGATGAATTAAATACAAAATTAATAAAAAACTTTTTAGAACCATTATCACTATCTACAAAATAGTGTTCATTTAAGGTCATTTGTGAATGAAGAACTCTGTTTATGTCAGACACCTCGTAAAATCCTTTCTTTAAACTAACTGTAAATGTGCCGTATTGTCCGGCTGGTTCGTCCACTACTGTGGTTCCACCATTTGCTTGTGTAGGGTTACCTGCTACCCATTGATAAGTAAACGATGTATCTGCTGATAAATAATATCGCTTACAATCGGTAGTCGTATTGGTAGAATATATGTTATCTACAGATTGACTACTTCCTTGTACTGCGGTAGCATCACCTTCTCTGAAATAATGGAAATTATTTTGGCCGAATGTCTTATTACGACTATTTAAATATTGTCGCGAATCGGTATAATAGGTTGGCTTATCTGTAGATAAATCAAATTGTTTTTTTATCATACCTGAACTACGAACGCGACGTCTTGCGTTTGTTTCGGGGGTTCCTACAACACATTCAGACGCACAATTCCCTATATTTTCACTTGAATTAGTACTTAAATTAAAATCCACAATATTAGCTAAACCATTACAAATACTGCTGTTGGAATTTACGATAGAACTACCTGGACGGTTTAATTCTTCTATTGTAGTTGTATTGCGACTGGTAGTACAACTTCCAGTACCAATTTCTTTACGATAAGTTTTTAGAGGAAGAGCTGAGAAAATATTTTTAGTATTATCACTATAAATCATTCCATTTTTTTTAATATGAGTTACAACCTGATTAAATGTTTGTCCTTTCCACGGAATAATGGGTATTTGATTCATTACTACAGATGACATTATTATATATATTATATAATAGTATAATATATTACCATGAAATCTTTAAAAAGTACACATATTATTTTATTAATCGTACTTTTAGTATTTATCATATTTCTGTTAAAATATAACTCGACCCTATATTCAAATATATACAACCCAAGTTCTAAATATGTGAATACGATAGAAGGGTTTACTGATGTAACTGATAGTGATGGAAATAAATTAAACACGACCGATAAATATATTGTTTTTAGTGTAATTCATAAAAAAGTGTTTCAAGTACGTGATGATAATACCATAAAAAGCGCATCTATTGATTTATATAGTACAATCCCTCAAGACAATATGTTATTTAAAATAATACATAATACTGATAATACAGTAGGTATATGGAATATAGGTAAAAAGGGGGTTTTAGGTATGGACGATGCTAAGTCAAGAACGTATTTAAAACCAGTGGAATTCACAACAACTTTGCCGGAAACATTCCGACAAGAACGTTTCAATATAATAAATTATGGTCCTGATAACATAGTTGCAATAAAAAGTGCTTTTTATAAAGAAAGATACTACTATTTACACTCTGATGGAAGTACTCGTGTAGGACAAGGTGGTAGTTGGGAAAAAATGAAATTTATAAACTATAGTGTTATAGAGAAAAAACGAAATGAAGAAAAGAAACGAAATGAAGATATTGCCAGACAAGTTAAAAAGGATGATGAACTACGTAGAATGGCAATATATAATGGTGTAGTAAGAGAGAATCAAAAGATAATTGATAATAAATTATATGAGATTGATAAATTACAAGTAGAAAGTAATAGCATGAATGAACCTAATAAATATTCAAGTGAAATTAGTGATCTACAATCAGAAATAAATAAACTCATTACATAATCATGTAAATAATCAAATCAAAAACCAGTTAAATATAAAATTGTTATATATTTAACCATGAATATTGTATTAAAACATAATGATTTTAACATAGAAAATATAAATTTATTAAAAAAACGAAATAATACTGTTATTGAAGGTACATTTACAAAATTTACTTATTCTGATGAAAACTTAACCATGAATGGAATATACTTACAATTACCTATTTATAATATGGTAGTGAACAAAGATGATAAGATCACTGCTATTACATTTCAACCATATGATAAACAAAATATAGAATACATACAATATATTACAAGTATAGAAACGCAGATTTTAAAGTATTATAATAATATGAATAGATCAAATAAAAAATTGGTTGGTATATTAACCAATAAATTGTATTCTGGTAATATACGTTCTCATTTAAGCACACGATTAAACATTAATAATACATTAACTATTAAAATTTCTGGTATTTGGGAGACTAATGGTGAAATAGGATTAGCTATAAAATTAATACATAATGTAGATTTCTAAAACATTCTACCTGAGCGTCTATATGGTTTATATTTGCTCGTTGATACTGTATTTGTTTGTACTGAGGAGGATGGAATACTATTCAAGTTAAACTTACGTACATCCACAACACTGGTTTCTTCATTCACAATATAATTTAATTCAATAATAGTTTCCAGTCCATCTGTTCTGGGTATATTATATTGTTGAATATTAGCATTTCTTTCTAATAATTTAGTTGTATTCGAATTTAATTTTATAATATTTCCATCATTGAATGGAAAGAATTGTGAATAATCTGTTGTAATATTTTGTTTTACCGCTCTTTTTTGAAAAATAACATCTTCATATCCCCAATCCCATACATTCGGAAATCCAGATGTTCGTTCAAAATCTTCCGCGGTTATAGAAAATATACCTCCCAAAGCATGTTTAAATCCATAAAAATGTTTGATAGTTCCTGATGTAGTTTTATAGTTAATTGTTTTACTATCATATGGCATCACATCAATATCATTAAATACAAGTGTTATGTTTTTATAATAGTTTGGGTATTGGTTCTTTAAAATTAAAAACCCTATATTTTTCATTGCACCACGATTGAACGTTTGATCGTCATTTTGATGAATATATAAAATTTTATAGTAGGTATCTGGATAATCTTCTAATACTTTTAACATTTGTGCGGCAAAAAAGTCCTTTTCCAAGTATTTATCGCGGTATGGTACAATAAATACTATTTGGGGAATATTACGTTCAAATCGTTCTTTTGCGTTTTTAACTCTTAAATGTCTTGCTTCTACTTTTTCAGTATAATCAATATTATCAATATTGTCAATTGATTTTGTTATTTGTTCTGGTTCTGGCTCAGGTTCAGGTTCTGGTTCTGGTTCAGGTTCTGGTTCTGGTTCAGGTTCTGGCTCAGGTTCTGGTTCTGGCTCAGGTTCTTCTTCACTATCAGAATTTATTACATCATCATGATTCATCATGGAATTAATATAATCTTCCATAGATAAATTCGATGTATTTGATTTTACTTTTTCTATAGTTGGCGCTGGTGGCATATATGATGCTTCATTTGTCTTAATTGGTGGCTCATCTTCACTATCAGAATTTATTACTAAATCACGTATTCGTTCTTGTCGTTTGGTTGTTGTCTTACCAGATAATAATCTATCAATATAAGATTCCATTCGGAATTAGTTAGTATATACAATTAAAAGACATAATTGTATATGCTTATTCCATAATTTATTTGAACGCATGCATCATTGTATATGCTTATTCCATAATTTATTTGAACGCATGTATCATTGTATCGAAAAAACCTTTATATTCGGGTGAAAAATCATTGCATTTTGGTTTTCCAAATAAAAATTGTGTGTAATTAAATTTATTAGGGCCGAATTCTATTTTTTTTTCGCCCAAATAATGAATAAACCCTATAAGTGTAGTAGGTAATACCGCAAATAATAAATATTTCTGAATCGTTTTGATGGTTTCGATTTTCTCTGTAATATTCTGGGTAGGCATTCTATCATCAGCATCTGGACTTACTGTATTATCACCTATTTTACTACGGTTTATTTGATTCTCCGATTCAATCTGATTTAAATACACATGTGAAACATATATAACCGCAAATATTCCAAATACGATAAACCAAATTATATAATTCAATTTGGATAAAAACATAAAAAACCCGTACAATAATACGGATATATAGACAAAATTACTTGATGTGTATAAATTAGGTCGGGTTAATACAACAAAAAACATTAATGATAGAAACCCTAATATGTGTTTTACTATCATGTTTTTTGAAAACACCGCCTGAACTTTGCACGGAAATAATTCACCTAAATAATTAGCAGACATCAGTAATGACAAAATAATAAAAGGATGAGTTAGTTCTGGTTCAATGGTAGAAATGAAATCAAACATGTTATATATTATTTATTCATAAAAAAATATTATACAAGAAGATAATCACGTATTATGTGTATTTATTTAGTATTGCTTTTGGTAATAGTTTGTCACTAATGACATCAAGTTTCTTGAAACATTTGTTAATAGTTACTTCACTAACCCCTGATATTTGTTTAATACTTTGTTTTGTAATAGGCAATCCACAATTTTGAGAAACAAAGTAGATAACTCCTGCCGATATAGCGTGTGGAATGTTATCTGTAATAATATTATTCTTTTCTATTTTAATAGCAACGAACTTAGCAAGCATAGTTAGTTCATTGTTTATATTTAATTTACTGCAATATCTTTCTATAAACGAACTGGGTAGAGTCTGACACAGTTCGGCTTGTTGTGATGGGTCAATACTTCTTTCAATATTATGAAGAATGTTTACTGCCATAGAACAACCATTAGTAGCACTGGTTTTATCTAATTTGAAAATCTCAGCAATTTCATGCGCGGTTCTGGGACATTCATTTAAACGACATGAAATATATATGGATGCCGCTTTAATACCGTCGCGATTCATGCCACGAAACATTTTTTGTTCTGAAATATCCTTGTAAATAACCATAGCATGGTCTATAAATATACGAGGAACCCCCGCATTTTGAGCCATCACTGTAATAAACTGGAATTCTTCATATAAAGATTTTTCACGATGAGGCATAGATTGCCATTCAGTCCATTTACGTATTTTTTTCATTTCATAGGAAGATTTATTGTTGCATATTACTTTACATCCAAACGATGATTCAACTAACAATGGGTTTATAGGATTACCACATCGCGTAGGGTCTTTTGCGTTTTTATCTTCAGAACCGTAAAATCTCCATTCTGGCGAGTAATCCAAAGCATCTTTGTATATTACTCCGCATGTTGTACCCGTACATGTAGGGAAACCATTTTCCATAATCATGAGTGGAGCCTGACATAGATTACATACTTCTGCGTCTTTAGCATATACACATTCAATCACTTCCTTTTGTTTGTCGTGAATATCAGATTTATCGTTATCGTAGATATCCCATAATTTCGATTTGTCATTATTTGAACGATTTACCTTTTTTTTTTGAGTTTTTTGTTTGTTTGTTGTTTTAACTAAACCATTCTCACTGGTATCTTTAGATAAAACGCAAACAAGTTCGGACATTTAGTTTGTATTGATATTTATTAATACAAATTTATACGCACTTTTTATTTGTCCGTTATTTCTCATTCTTTTTTCAATTTTATATCGGTATATTGTAAATAATGTCATTAGGCGATGCAATTGAAAAAATAGGCGGCGATGCGTTTCAAACAATAGCAGCACAAGCAAATAATAAGATTATAGAAGCTACTTCTAAAGCAGCATATGATAAAGCTTTAACTTTAGGAGAACAAATCGCAAATTATACATGTAACGAATTAAACGACCGGATACCCCCAATGATAACTTCGACTACCAATGAAATTATCAAACAACTAACTGCTAAAATAGATAGTGAAAAATTTACTACAGATTTTATCAATGTGCTTCAAACAAAGCTTTTAGACGCTAAATCTCCTTATTCTGAAAAATTTTTAAATAAATTTGATGAATTATTTGACAGAATAATTAACAACGCAGAAAAAAAAAGACGCGATAAAGAGAAGGAAGAACAACAAGGTTATAATAGTATGTCGCAAGATACGAAAACTATAATATACCAATTGAAAGCTGAAAATGCCGACTTAAAAAAATCCTTAAGTATGTATATTGACGATATTGAGTTAGAGGAATCCGATATTGAGTTAGAGGAATCCGAGATTCAAGGTAGAGCCAATAATGGTTCCACCACAACGGGTAAAGAAATAGATACCGATGATGAAAACACGACTGAAAGATTAGGTCAACAAGTCTCACCATCAGGTGTTTCAAAGAAGGTAGTAACACCTGTCGACCAAGAGTATGCAAGTTACAACCTAACGCGTGGCAACCTAACGACTGGTAGGGGACGACGTAAACATTCAAAAAAAAAGAGAAATCAAAAGAAGCCCACCAAACAGACCAAACGTGTCCGCTTTTCTACGAAAAAGTAACTTTCTTTTCCAAATTTTCAAGCATTTCGGGTTTGTAAACTAAAGCTCCGGTAGGTTTATACTCATCTGTGTCATTATATTCACGACGGGCTCTTTGTAAATTATTTTGTTCGCCATTAAATAATTTGCCATTCATATCTTCTTCTTCTTCCTCCTCTTTTTTTACTATATTGCCTTTTTCGTCGATAACCATCCCGGTTTTCTTACGAATTTCATTTCTTACATAATCAGGTATCCAATTCGCCCACGTTATAAACAACGTCGACGGATGAATATACCGAACATAAAACCCATTTTCTTCCAATTTTGCTACTAAATAACCTATACAATCTCCTTGTTTGTATACAGGTTCTCCAAATATATATTGCGGTACTTGAAACCAAATATGACTTTCATTTCGTTTGCTTCTGGATGTATGTTTAATCCGACTATGAACTCTGTTTAATAATTTATTGTAAATACTACGCTCTTTTAAGTCACGTTGCTGTTTTTTTTCAAACAACTCGTCTATATTCATTTTTTCAATATCATCTGTTTCATCAGTATGAATAAAAACCGACATTTGTAATATACAAGTATTCAGAAAAAATATAAATAGGTCTGACGTATAAATGTATTTAACTAAGACGAATGCTCCCCTATAAACACCCTTCCATAATACGCCATATTGTATGTTCTGGTGGTGGAGTTACCGGGTTCTCTTTTTACGGAATATTAAAAGAATGTTATTTACGTAAAATATGGAAATTAGAAAATATAGAAACCATATACGGTACATCAGTAGGTTCTATTTTCGCTGTAATTCTCGCATTGAATTATGATTGGAAAACAATGGACGATTATTTGATAAAACGCCCTTGGCAGAATGTTTTTAAATTTAATTTGTATTCTATATTGGATTCCCTTCAACAACGAGGTATTTTCGGTATAAAAACTATCGAAGATACCTTTTCGTCTCTTTTTTTAGGGAAAGACATCCCGATTAATGTAACTATGAAAGAATTTTACGATATTACCAAAATAGAAATCCATATATTTACAACGGATGTAATGAATTTTAAATTGGTGGATATATCGTATAAAACCCACCCTGATTGGAGAGTAATCGACGCTGTGTATAGTTCGTGTTCGATTCCAATTATTTTTTCGCCATTGATAAAAGATGACAAATGTTATTGCGATGGTGGATTATTATTAAATTATCCACTTGATAAATGTATTGAAAATGGTGCGGATCCATCCGAAATAATCGGATTATGTAGTGATATGACTATAAATGATGTAGATGTGATGAATGAAAAATCATCATTATTGGATTACGTAATTGTTATACTGAAAAAAGTGATTACCGCGTTTTTACCCAAAGTGCAACATGCGATTGATAATGAGTTCAAAATAGGTTCTCCAGAAATATCGATTTATGATATTGTTACCACCACAAGTAATATGGAAAAACGAATAGAACTGATACAAAACGGAGTTGATATAATATCTAATTTATTCACATCAACCGAAAATATTTTAATGGCAAATGAAGATAGACTTATTCCATCAACATAGTATTTACAAAATGTTCCAAAGTATTAGTAGTTATTTTAGAGTCGAACTCGATTGTATTTTTGTCTTTTACCATTTTAACAGTAGGGTATGATTCAATATCATACTTGCTAATCATATTTTGGACTTTACTATTTTCGTCAGTACAATCTACATCAACACATTTGGTAATGTATCCATTCACTTCTTTGTTATTAAATTGTTTCTTGAAGTTTTCCCATTCGGGTAGTGCTGTCTTACAATGAGGACACCAATCAACATGAAAGAACATAACACTCACTTCCTTATTTGTGCGAATAGCATTTGGTACATTGGCGAATTTGTTTTCTTTCTTCTTTACAAAATATGTGTTATAACCATAATTAGCAGCATATCCAAAAATAATAGCTGCGATTAACATTACTATATACTTATAGTAAGGACCAACTATTTTGGTGACAACTTCGAATAATCCAGGCATTATATAGATTATAGATATACTTTTTGTATTGGAAAAACGAATAAAATTTAGTAAATAATATTTTGTCAATGGATTATAACTGAAGATGGGCAAAACAATAAAAAATAAGAAGACATATTCTCTAAATGATTATAATAGCGGGGATGGTATGTTAACCAGCGTATGGGGTCCAGGTATGTGGCATTCACTGCATACTATTAGTTTCAATTATCCGATAAATCCGACTAAAAATGATAAACGAAATTATCGCGACTATATATTAAATATGAAATATATATTGCCATGTGGTAAATGCAGGAATAACTTACGTGATAATTTCAAAAAGTTACCCCTTAAAATGAAACATATGGAAAATCGCGAAACATTCTCGAGATATGTGTATGAGTTACATGAACTAATAAACACAATGTTAGGTAAGAAGTCGGGATTATCATATAATGACGTACGAGAGCGATATGAAGATTTTCGTGCTCGTTGTACGATATCTCTGAAAGAAGTAAACTCAAAGAGAAAAACTCATAAGAAAAGAGAAAATGGTTGTACCGAGCCATTATATGGAGAGAAATCGAAGTGCATATTGAAAATTATACCTAATACCATCAAGGAAGACACTTTTCAGATTGATGAAAAATGTGTTAAGAAGGTAATTGAATGATGATATATTTAGTAATTTGTAATTATATCATTGCCTTAGCGGAAATATATTTTAATTTATATATACGAATAGATATAAATGACAGATATTTTCATAGAGAAACCACCTACTAAAAAAACCAAGTATATACCGTTTTGGGGTGAGAATCCAAATGTATTGTTTGCGTCTAAGTATGTAATGGAATTTTTTCCTACCGAGAACATGACATACGAACAAAAACTCAATTCTGTGACCCGTACAATCATTATATTGACACTCATTAGCACCATTTTGTACGGTGGGGTTCGTCATTTAATTATAGGCGCTATTACCATTGGTTCTATTTTCATTCTTCATTATTATCATCAAAAAGAAAAGGTCAAGGTTGACTCTAAAAAAGTGATCGCAGAGGTAAAGGAAGGGTTTGAAAATCCAGCAATTCAATTTCTAACGCAAGATGATAAAGATATGCCTGAAGATATAGAAATATTCAATGAACCTGAACCAAGTAATCCATTTAGTAATGTTATGATGACTGATTATGATTACAATCCTAATAAAAAACCTGCTCCACCAGCATTTAATCAAAATGTAAATGATAAAATTTTTGAAAGTGCTAAACAAATGGTAGAAGAATCTAACCCAGATCAACCCGATATAGCAGATAAATTGTTTACAGATTTAGGCGACCAATATGTATTCGAACAGTCATTACGACCATTTAGTTCTAATCCAAGTACAACAATTCCTAACGACCAACAAGCATTTAGCGAATTTTGTTATGGAAGTATGATTTCTTGTAAAGAAGGCAATAATTTTGCGTGTGCCAGAAACTTACCTCGTCATACTTAATAAAATTTTAATTCCTATATAATAATTACCTTATATAGAAATTCATTCTCTTACTATAGTATAAATACAAGATGTCAACAGTTAGCCCCTATTTGTTTAATAATACCGACCGTATTGGTTCTGATAAAAACGACCAAACACAAAATAACGTTCATAATACAAGATATGCCAATCATAACCTCGCAAGCTTTTTTAGCGAGAATACTTCATCTCAACACGTTGATTTTGCCATGCAACAACCCACTATGACTTTTAGCGGTATTTCCCACGGAAATGGTCTTAATGGTAGTGTTATTGACACTGAATCCAACCTTGTTATCAAGACAGAACAGACCAAGCCATTCGAGAAATTACAATTATTTCAACGTCCTTTCGCAAGTGTCCCTTACTTAGGTCGTGGTAGTTGCGACCCTGCTTTAGAAGCCCAATTACAACATGGAGAATGTGTTGCCGGAAAGAAAAGTGTATCTACTATTATGGATAAATCCTTCTCTCAATATCAAATGTACCCTACCGACGACAAGATGGAAGAGCGTGTGAATAACGCATCTTACACTGTCGAAGAGGCTGCTCTTGATGGATGGGTTCGTGGTGGTAAATCTACACGCGAAATGTCTAATGACGAAATCATGCAGCAAAATAACCGTCCCAACGGAAATTTTTAAGCTAATATCGTAATATTCATATAGTATATTTTGTACTATATGAGTCAAAACTTATTATGATTTTACATTAGTAATTTGTTATCAAAGTGTCGTAGATTATCGTTAAAACGATCTTTATGATCCTTAAAATCAGGATCATCTATTATATTTAAGATATGTTGTTTTCCTTCTTCAAAACGATTCGTCCAATAACAACTTACGCTTAATTCATCCAGTAAATATTTTCCATAACTGGTTTTTACAGTAAAAAGAATATATTTTTTTTCTATGTCGCTATAATTAAATGAACGTGCTTTATGTAATAATTGATACGCTTCTTCGTGCTTGTTATTACAATTACAATATTTAGCTAATGATAATAATGGTTCTGCACGGTCTGGAAAAATTGATATAGCTGCGTCAAAATGTTTATTGATATCGGTATAATCACGTTTTAATTGAATTAATGAATCCGCAATTTGTAAATGCGATTGAAATTGCTCTTCTTCCCATGTATTTTTTAATCTTAAATATAAATTAAACCATTTTAGAGCTAATTCATGTTCGTTCGCGTCATAATAACTTCGTGCCGCATAAAATACAGAACGATTATTCAATCCATCAGGGTCATCATAAAGAGTATCAAAAAACTGTTTTTGTAATCGTTCACCATCCTTAAAATATTTCAATGGATCAGTACTCCTGTTACCAGTATCTCTTGAAAGTAAATATACATCATCTTTCACTAATTCACGATTTACTGAATATCCATGTGGTTTATCTATACATTTTACGATAGTATGTGCGACACCGCAAAATTTCCAATGTAAATGGTTATTCCATACAAGTATACATTTATATGTCGAGTTCCCACGTTTGGTATACATATGGTATGCATCATCATTCGTATGAAAATTTAAATTTACATTCCCGACAAATATATCATCCGCATCACAATGTAATATGTAATCACTTCTGCCATAACATTTATTAAATAGTTGAGTTTTATTTATATCAAATCCTTTCCATTCGTCGCAAAAAAGTTCCCCTGGTATATTTTTTTCTTTAAAGAATTCGGTAACTATTTGACAGGTTTTGTCAGTTGAACCTGTATCATGTACTACCCATGTATCTATATATTTATAAACACTTTCAAGTGTGTCACGAATACAATGTTCTTCATTTTTACACATTGTTGCGAAACATATTGTCTTTTTTTTATTAGGAGTTATATGAAATGTAGCACCCGACATAGTATACATTCATTGTTATAATACCTTTATTATGATTTTATTTTATATAATATTTCGTCTGACGTACATGATAATATTGGTTTTTGTTCTAATCCACTATATGAAAGATAACGACATATTTCTATAAATAATTCTTCAATCGCCACATTGTATTTATTGTTATGTAACAACATTAAAAATGCGTTTGTTAGCGCGCCTACCTTTTTTTGTAAAAATTCGTTATATTTCTCCATACTTAGTTGCATATCAGTTGAGCCGCTTATAGCATAAATATTCGGATTTTTGTGTTGATTTGCATTGATATTCGTTTTTATTAATTTGTTGTCGACATATTGTACCGACCAGGGTAAGTCACATATACTTCCACTATGACAACAATCAAACAATAAAAATAACCGGCAATTTACATCTTTTATAATTGAATATATGTCGTCATCTAATATCACTCCGTTCGTTTGAAAATCATTCGGAATTAACACACTATCGATATTTTCCTTTTCATCATTTGAACGGTCGCGACGAATTGAACCATGCCCGCTGTAATGAACCCATAATTCGTCATCATCTTGTTTATTTAATACAAATTCTTCAAAATGTCGTATAATATTTCTCTTAGTTGGATATAAATCTCGGTTATCATTATCGTCTCGTAATACTATGATATTTTTATCTTCATAACTCAACTCCTGTATAAGCATATCACGCATTCTAAGAACATCATCAATACATCCTGTTAATTCGGAATCCTCAATCCCTTTATAATTTATACCTATTAATAACGCAAACTTCATAGTAATCTAATTATAGAAAATATGTTTTACAAAACAAATGATACAAATGATATTTCACAACATAAATTATAACCCCATTGTATATAAATGGAAAAGTCAGTTTCGACTATTAGTAATATACAAGTTCCATCAGACCAAATCTTCAAAGTACATTATTTGGATTCAAGTAAGACTGAAAATAAGATAATTGTATTTTCAAATAGCAATGGACCGGTTAATTTAAATGAAATGTTTAGCGAAGAAGAGATAGTAAATATTGAACTAAATAAGATTGACGTGGTATTCTCGTCACAACAAATCTATAAAGATGATACAGTTCGGACTATAAAGAAGAAAGTTATAACAGAAATAGGTAAAAATGTAATTTCCTATCCAGAATTGTATCTTTTCTCAAAAATAAAAAGTGATATGTCTCTATTTCAAATTTATAATTCAGTTACTCATGACGACAAGATTCCAATGGATTCTGTTATGTTAGGGCAGCTTTTACAAAATTTAGGTATTAATGATACATCTATCATTGATAAGATACCAGTCCAGGATGTTTATACATACAACGATCTAACTTCATTTTTATCTCTCTTAGAAGGAAAGCAAGAAATATGGTTACCTATAGGGCCCAGATTTACAGATAATAATGTAGATTTATTATTTCAAGCAAACCCGTATAATATAATCAATGCTGAGAATAACCCATTTCAACATACAAGTAACAACCCATTAGTATCTTTTGAGAACAATGTATTATTGTCATATGGTGATTTAATACACAATACAATTTATGCGACTTCCGTATCCGATGTTATCCAATATGCAAAGCGAATTCAATTAGATGATGAGTATATTATTCCCCTATATTTTCCATTGTTAGGAAAAAGTGACGTTTTTACTGGAAATGATATAATCGAGAAAAAACAACTTTTATTGGCAGACAATGAGAAACTATATGATAAGAGTTTTCAAAAAGTAGAAGAAAATCTACAAACCGTACACCAAGTGTATAATAATGGTTCTCGTGATGATATTAAATATTCTCAAAATGGTATACAACATATAGACTTCACTATTCACCCATCGACCAAAGTAAAACTACCTCTTGATGTATTATTCAAAATTATGCATTCAACGAAGGATATACCATTTATTAAATACAACCCAGGTGCTCGTTTTGAAAAAATGTATCGCGCATACACTCAAGATATTACACGAATCGGACAACAAGTTCCCTTTTTATCAAAAGTTGAAATTATGAACTATTCTAAAACTATTGGCAAATCACTCCAGATATCATTGGTTGTACGCGGAAATATGAAAGGAAAAACGTTTGATGTCATTCTGAATATAAATCAAAATGGGGATATTAACGTTATGTGTGATTTCTATTCAAAGGAATTGGAAATACCAAGAAGTATTGCGGTATTCTCATTGCCATCTATACCTGAGCTTGAAGAATATCTACATAATATTGTCAATGATACTATTAATACATTAAATCAAAATCTACATGAATTGGGTTATAAATTACAGCCATTTGTTAATCTTAAACATAAAGATATTGAAATTATAAATGTCAACTATAAAATATGGTCTGCCTTATCAGAAGACATAAAACTAAACGACGTAGCTCCGTGTTTAACCAGTATGTTTGAAATACAAGAATCTGATACAAATAATTTACAGATGAATTTTAAACGTGTAAACAATTATACACAAATGAACGCAGTGAATACCATGATCACTGATGTATATAAGAGAACCAATAGCGAAAAAGAAGTCATTAACTCACTTGTATTGAATTATAATTATACCGAACAAGAAGCCCTATTAGAATTCACCAAGTATTTAAATAATTTTACAAGAATTAACGGTCAATATGTAAATAAGAATATCGATATTGTTGAAAATCCTGGGTTTTCTGTGAATATGGGTAAATTACAAACTGGATTGGTTTTATATGTAGATGTTACCCAAATCACAAATATACGCTATATTGAATTACTGTTTCTTTATTTTGATAGTTTTTTACGTATATCTCAAAAGGTTGGATTAAAGGGTATATCCAAGACAAAAATATCTCAACTATGCTCTGGAAAATATGATGCGGTTAAAGAACCCACTATTGAGAACCTTATCATACCTTCCAATAAATCGATTAGTCCTGTTTCACAAGAGGATGTATTATTAGGTAAAGATGATGATGCTGATGACAATATGGATGATGACGATGATGATGATGATGATGATGATGATGGGTTTTTGTATATGGATGATGATGATGACATAGAAGAAGAAAGTGACATAGAAGAAGAAAATGACATAGAAGGAGGTGCTAAGCAATCAAAGGTTAAAAAATTAGACCCACGAAAATATATGTTTGACAAGTTGAAGTTATTGGAACCTGAACTTATTATGTCAAAACAAATGGGGCATTATAAAGCTTATTCTCGTGCGTGTCCTACAAACTTAATGAGACAACCGATTATACTTACTGATGATGAAAAAACACAAATAGATAAGAATAATCGTAATGGATATGGATACGCACTAAAATATGGTGCTAATAAGGAAAATCCACATTGGTTTATATGCCCTCGTTACTGGTGTCTGGAAACAAATAAACCAGTAACTAAAGCAGACGTTGATTCTGGGGTATGTGCTGGTAAAATACATGAATTTACTGAAAACAGATTTCATGTTGATAAGGATGGGAAATACGTTCACCACTCACCCGGTTTTTTGCCCGACGAAACACATCCAAAATATGGAGTTCCCTGTTGTTTTAGTAAATCATGGGATTCATCGCAACTCGAAAAACGTAGGGAAAAATGGAATGTCGGTCAAAATGATGTTGATATACCTCAGGGAACGAATTGGCAAGATGTAATTGATGGTGAAGATACTGAACTTACTGGAAATATTGAAGCAAAACAACTCAAACCTGAAAAATCTATGAAAAGTGTAAAACAAGCCCCTGATGATATTACCACAATACGGTACTTTTCGAAGTTGTCATTTTTCGAAAAAGAAGGTATATGGGTTTATCTACCACGCTCCGTTCAATTATTCTTAGATGTAAATTATCAATCCATGATATCTACAGAAAATCCACAAAAATTAAAAGAGAACCAACGAGCCTATTTATTATATACTGTGGAACGTAAATATCATCAATCGTTTATAGGGTGTATCGCAAGAACTTACGCAGACATGAACGAATATAACACCAAAGAATTGCCTGTACCTACCATATCTGAAATGCGAAACATAATCGCCGATTCCATTACATTAGACATGTTTTTACAATATCATAATGGCTCATTAACGTCTACATTCCAACCCAAAAATAGACGTGTAAAAGATGATTTTTTAAACGAACATTATGATAGTGTTTTTTATAAATCACTCGATGATAGCATACCCGCACAAATGGACTTTTACGAACATACTGTTGCTTCATTTGCGAAATTCTTGGAATATTTACGCGATGATGATTCTTGGATAGATTATGTATATTTATGGGACATTGTTACATCACCTAATCCCAAATTATTCCCAAATGGTATGAATCTTGTTATTTTAAGTGTTACTGATAATGACATTACTGATAATGTGGAATTGATATGTCCTACAAATTCATACAGCTCAAAAATACACGATAAAAACAAGAATACCCTTATTTTGGTAGAACAAGAAAACTATTATGGGATTGTTTCGGTATATGATAACACGGATGATATTAATACTGTGAAACGTATATCAACCTTTGGTAACCAAGAGAATCTTCCTGAGTTACGTAAAACATTGAAGAAAATTCAAAATACACAAGGAAAATATTGTAAACCATTACCCAGTATGCCAAAGGAATATAAATATAAACAAAATATAATCGCTGGTACTATGTATGACATATTACAAAAATATAATTATGTTGTCGATTATCAAGTATCCAATTATCGAGGTAAAATTATCGGTTTTATAGTACGTATATCAGACGTAAATACCAATAGTGTATTTATACCATGTCTTCCCTCGTCGGTTTTACCTGATATTCCTATTCAATACATGGATAATATACAATGGGTGGACTATGTTACCACCAGAGATATGTTATTTCAAATACAAGATAATACGCAAAATGAACTATTATGCAAACCATTATTAAAGGTTGTAGAAGACGGGCTTATTGTCGGTATTTTAACTGAAACTAATCAGGTTTTACAAATAAATCCACCTATCAATAATGATGTAGATGATGGTATTGATAGTATCAAGGTGAAAGGGTATACTGATAATGGATATTTCGAAGCAGATAAAACTATACAAACCAGCAGTTCTCAAGATATAGATCGAAATAATGTTGTTCGAAATATCCGCCTGGAAACACAATTCTATTCATCCTTTAAAACGACCATACGAATATTATTGAATGATCCGCTCTATTCAACATTAAAAGACAAAATTATTATAATCTTAAATGATAATCGCTACTTATATCGTATTAAACTACAAAAATTAGAGATACTTCTCAAACATCTTTTACGTAATACGGTTTCCTTTGACGACATTGAAGAAGACGTCTTGAAAAACATGGATGATGTTAGTATTTGTACTGAGGATAATCGAGATAAACCTTACTGTATTGTCAAAAATAATAACAAACGTCTTCTTATTCCCAGTAAAAATCTAATGAGTGGAATTGACAATGAAAAATTATATTTTGGACGAATCGCAGATGAGCTTTTACGATATAAACGTGTACGTTTATTTATGTTAGAGCCCAAGAAATACTTGAATATAGGTACGGTAGATTACAATGTCAATAAAAACGAGGTTATTTTGTTACAATCTGTATTAACTGATGAGTATTGGGACAATCTTGAACCGTTTTATACAAATAAATATATTCGTAATTTAAATTTTGACAATGCTGAACCCGCAATTACACAAAAATATTCATCTGAGATAAGACTTTCTCAACAAGAAGACACTGAAACCGAGGATGAAAAGTCTCAATTAGGACAATGTGTAAAACAAGAATTACATGAAGTTATTGGTAACAGTCAAAGCAAATGGAAACAGACTTTTCCTTCCGATTCTAAAGAAACTATATATCAATGTTCTCATGTATGTAGTTATTATTTAGTACAGATGATTTTTCAAACACATTATGATAAGAAAATCGAAATTAGTGACATCAAAAAACGGTTAATTCAATTATATAGCAAATATGTAGAGAGCCATAAATCCAAAGTTTACGACATATTACGTAAACAAAATGGTAAACTATCTATGATAAATAAAGTGATTCAGAACAAAATTAACATGGAAGATTTGATTATGAGCGAAGAATATTATTTAACTACCATTGATATTTGGACGTTAGCATCTGATTTGAAATTACCGATTATGTTGTTTTCGCAATCTCCTCTTGAAAACTTGAATTTGAAAATAGATTGGGTACTATTCGGTGGAGATCCATCGAAAGACCGGTTCTTCTTTATTCGTAGTCCGGCCACTTCTAAACAATGCCCTGAATATCGTATGGTTACTCCTCAACGTCCATTGTATGATTTGGAAGGATTTGGAGATTTATTAGAAAATCCAGAAAATTATATTGATAACAATATGGATTTTGAAAGTTATTTGGACCAAATTTCTTTGGTTTTTGATTAGATTATTATTTATCATATTTTGTTATTACTCTGACTAAAAAGAATAATGAAGACAAAACGCAGTTATGAATTAGATATCTTATAACTATGTTTCAGCTTTGTTGTTAGACGAAACAAAGTTATTTTATTTATGATTCACATATTGACATTGTTATTACCTTGATGGGTTCATCTAACACCTATAAAATCAGTCATTATTAACTTGTCCGTACTTGACTGGCTTGATAGAATAATCTAACTACACCTGAACCACCAGCGCCACTGTTCGTAAGTCCACCACCGCCACCACCACCAGTATTTGTCTCACCATTATTGGTGATGGTGGGGGTGGTGGTGGTGGTGGTGGTATCAGCAG